TGACGATGAATAAAAATCCCGCAGCCGTGGCGCTCGGCAAAATGAAAAGTGCGGCCAAGTCGAAAGCTGCCCGCGAGAACGGCAAGCTCGGCGGTCGCCCGCGCAAACCAAAGCGTGTGGCTCGGAGTGCTAACGCCGCGCTCTGCGAAGTGGCGGACAAGACGCGACCGAATTAACCGATGCCGTGGCCCGCCACTTTCGCAGCAGCAAGTGGTTAGAGGCGAATAATCGTAATACAAATATGAAAAATGCAATCGAATGGTTCAAAGAAAAAGGCTTTGACGCTAACTGGAATGGAAAAATAAAGCTGAAGGACATCATCGCTCTGCAAAATGACGCTGCGAAATCCGCGCTGATGACGGCGCAAATGGTCGCGTCCGAAGTCATCCAAAAAGAGGCTACGAAGTATGCCGTCATCGGCGACCCGATACCCGGCCCACCGGCTGAAATGTCACTGTCAGGACTCCAATACAAAGTCACGAGTGCAATCGTGGCGATGGCGGACAAACTGGAATACATACCTGAAGCCTCTAACGTAGAACTGAGCGACCGGCGCGAGAACAATCAACGATGACCGCTACTCTACCAGCATCCGAATTGCAGAGGCCCGCGCCGGTTCGCTCCAGTGATTTGTTAGCGCGTCCGGCCCGAATCGTTGCGCTGTCTGGCGGGAAGGACTCAACGGCGATGGCACTCGGACTCGCGGAGCGTGAACCAGACGAATACGAATACTGCATCACGCCGACCGGACGTGAACTGCCGGTGATGGTGGAACACTGGAAGCGCCTCGAATGTCTGCTCGGCAAACCGCTCATCAAAGTGCCCGCGCCGACGCTGGTGGAACTCATCATCAAATACAAAACGCTCCCGAATCACCGGATGCGCTACTGCACGCGCCAAGTGAAAATCGAGCCGTTCCAAATCTACGCGGCAGGCAAAGCTCCGGCGGTGTGCTATGTAGGAATCCGCGCCGACGAAGCGGACTCACGCGAAGGAACTGACCACACGGGCATCGTCGGCGTGACGCAAGACTGCCCGCTCGTGCGATGGGGCTGGGACATAAACGACGTGAGGAACTACCTCCGCAAGCGCGGTGTGGAAGTGCCGGAGCGAACAGACTGTGACATGTGCTACCACCAGCAACTCGGCGAATGGTGGCGGCTGTGGCGCGACCACAAAGACCGCTGGCAGGAAATCGAGGCACTCGAAGCGTGGACAGGGCACACGCTGCGGAGCGAGCAACGCGACACCTGGCCGGCGAGCCTGAAAGAACTCGCCAAGAAATTTGAGGCTGGATACGTGCCGAAAGGAGCAGCGCAAACAAACCTCCGCCTCGACGTGTCCGAGCGGTCAACAATGTGCGCGTGGTGTGCTCGATGAACACGAGACGCAACATCCGGCGCGCTAACGCAAAGGCCAGCAACGGCGGGGGACAATGAACGATGAACGCAGAACCGATATTGGAATTGGAACAAGGTGACGAACGCACGGCGCACCCGCCGTTGGCTGCGCCGCTTGGTTCTGCATCCCCGCGTGACAAGCACATCATGTCAGTAATGGGAAGCTCGAAAGACATGACGTGGCCGACACCGACGGAATGGTTCGACTACCTCGACCTCGAATTTGGCTTCACGCTCGATCCGTGCTGCGAACACGCGACGGCGAAATGCGCGAAGCACTACACGCCAGCCGAAGATGGACTGGCGCAACCGTGGAAAGATGAACGTGTCTTTATGAATCCGCCGTATGGCCGCGAAATCGGCGCGTGGATGAAGAAGGCATACGAGGAAGCCCGCGACAACGGCGCACTGGTGGTGTGCTTCGTGCCTGCTCGCGTGGATACAAACTGGTGGCATAGCTACGCTGCGAAAGCCACAGAAGTCCGCTATCCAAAAGGGCGCGTGAAAAACCCGGACGGCGTGGCATGGCCGTTCCCAATCGCGGTGATAATCTACCGCCCGCGACTGTGATGCAGAACGCTCGTGCTGACCTACCCCGCATTGACGATGTGGCCCGCGAAAGCGGATGTGAGGGGAACAATAGGGGTTAGGTCCGGCACGTTGTTAGCAGGCGAATTTGAGATATGAAACAAAAACCGAAAAGCAAAAAGGCCGACTCTTTGAAGTGGGCAATCGGCCAGCTTGAAAAGATGGCGGCGGAAGAAACAGACCCAAAACTGAAAGCTCTCTGGCTGCGAAGTGCGGCTGCTGGCTACGAACGAAAGGCAAGGCAATGACCGAAGAACTGAAATCAAACACTCCGAAAACGGACGCATACGACAAAGACAACTGGCGTGGCAACTCCGCTGGCTGGCGCGAGCGATCAATCACCATCGAGGACGCTCTGGACTTCGCACGCAAGCAAGAATACTCGGCGGCGTGCGCCGAAAAGCTCCTGCTCGAAATCGGCCATGCGATAGCCGAACGGCTCGAAAAAATCCGCATAGACTCCGACAAAGAACCGCACCGCCGAAACGCAGAGTGCGACATCAAAACCGAAGATATGCTGGATATGATAACGCGCAGCATCCACACCTATAAACTCACTCAATCCGACGACGTGGCCGAGCCTGCTAACGTGAAGTCCTGCGGTGGCGGGGAATAAATCTATGAGCGCAAAATCACCAGTTGAAATTGAGGCGAGCGGCGAGCGTAAAAAAATCACGCCATCCGCAGCGACGCTTGGTTCGGCAGCTCCCACGTTCTGCGCTGGCTGTGACTGGTGGAAACCGCGTAGAACGGCAGACGGCATGACCGGACTCGTCGGGTGGTGTGATGCCTTCAAGAAAACAACCAATGCGACTCACGGTTCGCGCTGCACTGCGTGGACTCGCTGGCAAGAGCCGCCGAACGATGAAGCCAGCGAACCCGGAACTATGACTCACGACAACCCAAAACCCGAAGCGGCGAACCCAAGGCGTAATCCGGGTTCGCTGCGCTGACTGGTTAAGCATCCCGAACAACAACACAAATATGAAACTGAAAAAAATAATGATACTGGAACTGACCGAACTCGAAACCGATGCAATCAAAACGCTCATCGGCAGAACGTCCGAGAAGGCGCGACTCGACCTCGGCCTGACTCTCGCTCAATCCAACACTGTGTCTGACATCTACGACCACCTTCCGAATCTGGATGATGGCAAGGATGCTTAACAATCATTAACAAACTTCTGTTCGTATATGAGAATTGAAACCGCCTTGGAAACATTAAGGGATGTGATTCGCAGGAAACATTTCTCTTTGGCTACGGAACGGAGTTATCTCATGTGGGTGTCACGTTATGCGAGATTTGTTTCTGACCTTGCCCGCAGGAATTGCCCGCAGGGATTGCCCGCCCAAAAGTTAGAGGCGTTTCTTACACAACTCGCCCGTCAGGACGTTTCAGCCTCAACTCAAAATCAGGCGTTCAATGCGCTAATCTTTTTTTACCGCGAAGTCGTCAAGGTCGAGGTTGGAAACGTAAATGCGTTGCGCGCCAAGAAGCCTGTGCAATTGAGATTCGCGCCCGAATTTTCAGAGGTAAAAAAACTGCTCGAATCAGTTCAGGACATTGGAGGCTATCCTACCCGCCTGATTGTGAAATTAATTTACGGTTGCGGCCTGCGCGTTTCCGAGCCGCTGAATCTTCGCGTGAAGGACGTTTTGCTGGAAGATTCCAAGCTGGTGATTTGCGGAGCGAAGGGCGGAAAAGATCGGTTTATTTCAATCCCCTGCTCGCTGGCTGGAGAACTGAAAACGCAACTGGCTTTTGCAAAATCGGTTCAGGCGCAAGACCGCACCAATTTGGTTCCAGTTGCTTTGCCTGGATTGCTGGCGAAGAAATACCCGCATTGGCAGTTCTCTCCGAAATGGGCGTTTTTGTTTCCTGCCCGGACGACTTGCCAACATCCGCGCGAAGGATTTAATGTCCGATGGCGTTGCCACGAGGCGAATGTTCAGCGGGCGGTTCGGGCAGCGGCGCGGCCTTTGGGTCTGGACATCACGCCGCACCACCTACGCCACGCCTACGCGACCCACTGTTTGAACAGTGGGCACAATCCGCGAGCGATTCAACAGGCGATGGGTCACAGCCAGCTAGAGACAACGATGGGCTACCTCCATGCCGAAGCCATGAGCGTTAAATCACCTTTGGAATTTCAAACTCACTAAAACCATGTTCAAAAACGCAAAAATCTTCTCCATCGGCGCGAATCCAGAAGAATACCACAGCCAGCCAGCCGAGCGCGGTCAATCCAACTATGTGATGTCGTCATCCGCGCTGCGGATGTTCGCGCTCTGTCCGTCGAAGTGGCGGAATGGATGGGAGCTTCCGCGCTCCGCGTCCCTCGAATACGGGAGCTTGTTTGATACGCTCATGCTGACGCCGGAGCAGTTTGACACGCGTTACGCGTTGATTCCAGCCACTTACGATTCGGCGGCGATGAAGTGTCCGAAGTGCGGCTCGGTGTCCGAGGCTGCATCCTGCCGCGCCTGCAAGACCGAGCGCGAGCCGACGACGATTCAAAAGCCGTGGAACGGTAATTCGGACACCTGCCGGGCGTGGCTGGACGCGCAGAAGGCCACTGGACGCGAGGTAGTGTCCGCTGACGCCCTGGGGGACGCGCAGAGCGCGGCAAAGAGGCTTCTGGCCGACGACCAGCTTAAACGGTTCATCGAAGCCTGTGACAAGCAGGTTTGGCTGACTGCTGACTGGCACGACGAAAACACCGGCATCATCGTGCCGGTCAAATGCCTTCTGGACTTGGCGGGAAAGGCAGACAGCGCGTTTGCGAAATCCCTTGGTGATCTGAAAACCACGAAGAACGCCGCTCCTTTGGCGTGGGCGAAGTGGGCGCATTACGCTGGTTACGAGATTCAGGCCGCTTGGAACACCGACATATTTGTAGCCGCATCGCAGCGCGAGATTACGAACTTTTGCTTTGTTCTGTCCGAAAGCGAATTCCCTTTTGAAACTGGCCGGCGCTTCATGTCACAAGACCTTCTTGAGCCGGGGATGGACACGGGCGACATCGCATCGGGGCGGCGGCAATACCTTGGGATGCTCAAAGGGTATTGCAAATGTGTCAAAAACAACTTCTGGCCGGGATTTGACGACACTGACGAGGCGAGCGCGGACGGTTGGACGCTGGTTTTACCCGAACCTTACGCAGAACAACGCCGGATGTTCGCTCCGAAATTCAATTATGAGACGGGCGACACGGAGGAGGCGGAAGAATCCGACCCAGATTTAATCCCTTAATTCCTGACCTGCCAGCCTGACCGTCTCGCGCATGGCCTCAAACCACTCTTTAGGCGTTCGGACGCGGGAAACGGGCGTTGGCGAGCGGCGCGGAGCCTTCTGACGCGGTTCGGGCTGGTCGTCATCCAGCCACCAGAACCGTTTATTTCCTGATTTCATAATTTTATGGGTTAAGGTTTGGGTAATAGGTAGATGGTCTTGCCACACTCGCAGGCCAACGGCTTTCCGAACGCCTGTTGCCAAAGAAGCGTCTGTTGGTATGGCATCACCGAAACCTTCTGGCCGCTCCGGTCGTGGCCGGTGTATTTCGCGCACGAACCAGCGCACTCCACGCAGAGCAGCGCGCCGTTGTCGCCGGAGTAGATGACGCCTGCTTTCAACACTGGCGTCGTATGGTCGAGCGGTCTCACGATTGCACCGCCTTTCCTTCGGTAAACATGACGGAATAATTGACCCATCCAAGCGCGCTTACGCCTTTGTATTGTCGAGTTTCAGTTTTCATTTTTGTTAGTCGTTGGAGTGCCGGTCGGCACGTTCAGTTTCTTCGATGCTGCTCGGCGACGGAGCGGAGATAGCTTCCGCGTTCTCCCTGCCCACAGTTTCCGATGGGCTAGTTCGCTGTTCCGCCGCCGAGAAGATTTTCGGAGTGTGATTTCGGACATAGATGCCGAGCGCGTCAGGGTAGTAGCACCCGTCGCGGTCACACTTGTTGATTAGCTCTTTCATCAGGTCGGGCAGCCAGCAGGCCGGAGCTTCTACGATCTGCCGCTGTAGTTCTTCGATTGTTATTTTCATATTTATTTTCATATTTATTTTCCGGTCACTCCAACCAATCGCCGAAGCGAAAGTGGCGGGCGATGGCCATTGGTTAATCCGAACGTCTCCCGTCCGCCACTTCGCTTGGCTCGGCGTTGATCTTGAGCGTGTCGAGGTTGCGCCAAGCCGTCTTGCCGTTGCGCTCGTTCTTCACCAGCGCGCGGGCAACCCCATACGCAAGCTTGAAATCCGTAATGGTTACGAGGGTTTCCTCAACCGCGCCAGCATACAGCAGGGCGGTTGAGCCGATGAGTTTCTGCGATTCGATTGTGGTCATAAGTCGCCCACCGCGAATCTGGTCGTTGATGTGGTTCGCAATCAACTCGGCGTTTGGCCCGATGATCTCTATATTGCTTCCAAGTATCGTTTTCATATCAATTCCATTGGTTAATTGTTGATTCCAGTTTTGCCTAGCACCGATAAACTACCATTGTGCCGAATAGGTGTCAACGTCTATTTCATCTTTTCTTTATCCCCTTGACTTTTCCAGCCGCTACGCCGATTTTCCCGCTGATATGCCGCTATTTACCGTTGAAAACGCCGCCGAACTTGGACGCAAAGGAGCTATTCGCCGCAAGGAGCTAATCGAGCAGCGGAAGGCCGAAGCCAAGCAAGCCGAATTTGAACGCGCCACACCGGAGCCAGAAGCGGCGATTGAGCGGACTAAACGGCAACTGTCGAAGGTGGATGACATGATAGATGCCGCACTGGAGGAGGATGACGCCGACCTGTTTTTACGCCTCTCTGCCGCCAAAGAGCGCCTCTGGAAGCTGGTTTCCCCGACCGCTGGCGTCCTGAAACAGCCTCGTGGTCGTCAAGATCGGCTCCGGCCTGCAATCGCGCCGATGTCCGAGCAGCAGCCAGCGACACCACAAGCGGAAACTTCGATTTCTGCCAACGCCTCTTGATTTGCCAATGTTTTTGTGCGTGTTTTGAATTGCCAAAAGCGCCTCACGAAACCAGCATGAACATTGATTGAATAATTATAGACACACAATAGTCCTTGTGTTCACTTGTGTTTTCTTGTGGTGTCCAAGACCAGGAACTTTTGATGGAGGCAAGGAATCTCTTTGGCTGGCCGAGGGGGTGGGACGGGTGACGGGGGGAGGGGGAATCACAGCGACGATGGCGCGGCGTGACTCCCCCTTTTCACACGAGGAATAAAAATGGAAGGGATTGTAGAAAGGAGGATGAATCTTTTGTGGACATAGTTCGCCCCTAAATGGAAGGGAAGCCGCTGTTGTTCGGAGAGCTTCCGCAGCGGGTGTCACCGGCCCTTTGCTCACAAGACGCTGGTGCGCCTTTGGGGAGGGACGAATGTTAATGCGGAGAGTTCGGGTGCGGGGCGATTTCGGGATGTGAAAAGCCGGTGCAAAGACTGGCAGATCGTTCCTATTGTTGAGCGGGCAACAACACCACGATGAGGCGGGTATCCGAGCCTGGCGGATGCAACCGAGGACGCAAAAAACCCGTGCCATCTTTGAGGGATGACACGGGTTACAATGTTCCGCCAGTTCTGCCAACGCCCTGAAAAGGACGCCGGCATATTCTTAAAGTTGGTGGCTGGTGGAACCGACATTGTGATGAACTAATCGCATAGGCAGGAGAAAAAGTAAAACAGTTCTTGCACGCAGGTTGCGTGGTGTGGTAGAAATGGGTGTCAGCGCGAGTTGACCCGGTTGGAAGCCGGAAAAAAAGAGTGCAGGCTAATGAAAACAACCACCAACGAAAATTCTGTGCGTCATCTGGCGCAATCGGTAAACCTTCACGGTCGCAAGGCCGGGCTGCGCTCGCCGCTTCCAACGTCGGGTGACGCACAGAGGATTTGGAGGCAGGTATGAGCGAAAAATCAGGCACGGATAAAATGTCGGCTCACTGGCCGCCGTCGTATCGCGGAAGAATCCCCGTCAAGGTGCGTATGGCCTGCGTGAGTCGAAAACACATTCATTGGAAAATCAAGCAGTCCATTTGGGCATCGCCGTGTGCTTCGTGTGGTTCTGGCACTAATGTTCAGATAGACCACATAATTCCAGTTTCAAAGGGTGGAACAAGCACGCAAGAAAATCTTCAACCTTTGTGCGGAATTTGTAATGGAAGAAAGGGGAACAAGTGAATAAACCACCAGCCTTTCAGTTCTACGCCGACGACTTCCTTGCCGGAACCGTCACCATGTCGAACGAAGAACGTGGTCTGTTCATCACCCTGCTTTGTCGCCAATGGTCACAAGGGTTTGTTACAAAATCGGAGATTGAAAGGATTAGCAAAGGTATGGCTGTGCCATCGATTACCCATGTCACAGCCAAGTTCAAGCCATCAGGAAAAGACCAGTTTCAGAACGAAAGATTGGAGTTGGAGCGTAAAAAACAGGAAGAATACCGAAAAAACCGCTCAAATTCAGGAAAAATAGGTGCTTTATCAAGATGGCACAGCCATAGCACAGCCATAGCACAGCCTATGGCAAACGATGGCTCTCCGTCTCCGTCTCCGTCTCCGTCTTCAGAAGAAGAGAGAGAGAGTGGCGCACACACTCACTTTCCTGAAGCTCAAATCCCGTCATGGTCTGAATTCTGGACATACTGCCAGTCTCAAGCCTGCCTTCTCCCAGCGGAATGGTATGCCCGCGACAAGTTCGAGGCAGCGGAGTCTGACCATTGGAAGGGAAAAGGCAACTGGCGGGCGTATGCCCGGCGGTGCAAAGGCTGGTGGGAATCAGACGGCAGACCAATGCAGCCCAAGAAAAAGGTTGGAAAAATAGATGCCAGCGCACCAGTGGGAGGGCGTTTCTAATGGACAAACTGCCGCCATACGCGCCGGAGGCTGAGAAGTGCATCATCGGGTCATGCCTGATTGATCCGAAGATTCGCCTTCCAGAATGTCAAATGGTCATTACCAACTCGGAATTCTTCTACCAATTCCAGTGTCAAATTGTTTGGGATACCATCAACGCAATGAGTCTGGAAACAGTGAACTTTGTCAGCGTCATCCAAAAGCTGCGGGACGGGACGCCCGAACAGAAATCGGTCACGCTGGAATTTATGTCGGAATGTCAGGACATGGTGACGAGCGCAGCCAACCTTCCGACGTGGCTTGAGGAGGTCGAAAAAAAGTTCATCGCGCGCAAGGTGATTTCGGTCTGCACCCGTGCGGTGGCGTCCATGTATGAGGGTGGGGACGTGATGGCGATGCTGGACGGCATTGAATCATCCGTGCTGGGAATCAGGCCGGCGGAACGGAATACGAAAGACATCAAATCACTCATGCGCGAAGCAACCGGACTGATTGAACAGCGTTCGCAGAATTGGGACTTGGTGCTTGGACATGAAACAGGGTTTTCCGATCTTGACCGAAAGACTGACGGCATCCACGGCGGCGAGTTCATCGTCATCGGCGCACCTACGAGTTGCGGCAAGACCGCGCTCGCGCTTAACATCATCGTTCACAACGCGCTTAATGGCGTTCCGTCCGGTATCTTGTCGGCTGAAATGCTGCCGGTGAAGCTGGCTCTGCGCTCGCTCTGCGCTGAATCGCGCGTTAACTTCAAACGCATCGCCGAAACGGACGTTTCAAAGATGATTGCCAACATCGGGCGCATTGCAAATTCACCCATTCACATGGACACCATCAACGGCTTCACCATCGGCCAGGTGCGGGCGCTCGCGCGCCGGATGAAGCAGTTGCACAGAATCAAGATTCTGGCGATTGAGAACATCCAGCTATTGCAGGGCAAAGGCGACACGCGCGAGCAGCAGATTTCTGACATCAGCCGGGGCATGAAAGGCATCGCGCTTGAATTGGACATTGCCGTGCTTGGATTATCTCAATTGAACGACGATAACCGCCTGCGCGAGTCACGCGCCATTGGGCATGATGCGGATTCGGTTTGGATCATCGAGAACGACGGCCCGTGGCAACCAGCCATCCAGCCGGTAAAGCTGAATGTGGAGAAATGCCGGGACGGGGAGACAGGAATAGTGCCGCTGATGTTTTTTAAGGAACATACACGGTTTGAACAACCGTCGAAGATTGCAGATGACGACGTGCCAAACGGAGAAGATTGAATTATGAAAATACTGCAACCGATCATCCAAATTATACGCGATGCAAAGACCTTCCGTCTGACAATGCGCGAATGGCTGGGCGAAGGGGGTCATCCGGTTCATGCCACAGTTTCACAGAACAGAGCAGAAATGTGCTTCCTTTGCCCTCACAACCAGACTGCGCCGATGGAACTTCCGGCCTCCATCCTCAACCGCCATTTTCAGGCAAAGGGCAGGATGAAACTGTCCGTTCATGGCGAGGAAAAACTTCGCACCTGCGAACTGTGCAACTGCCATCTTCCGTTGAAGGTTCATGTCCCGCAGGCGTTCATCCGCCAGTATCAGCGCGAGGAAGTGCGCGAACGCATCAAGGCCGGCAAGCCGGAGTGCTGGCAATTACGCAGTGCCGACTGATTCCTGCTCCGGTGTCGCGGCTGCCACCGCCTGTGCGCGGTGGATTTCTGCCCCAGCCTGGATGTCCTTGCGCCGCTCCTCGCCAGCCAAAGCGATGTCCTTGTGTTGCGCGGATTGGCGGGCGTTCTGATCTTTGATGTGCATGGCCTGTGCCGCCTTTGCAATCTTCGGGTCGGGCATGGGCATTTGGGACGGTTGCAGCCCCGCCTGCGCCTCAATCTGGCGTTTTACATCATCCGGCACGTCCTTGTAGGACATGGTTTCAAAAATCTTCGTCCGGCTTTCACCCTGCTGCTGCTTCTGCATTTCCATCTGCATTTTCTGTTGCAGTTTTTTAAGTTCGTTGTCCATCTGGTTCTTCGACTTCAAAAACTCTTTCATCTTGGACTCGTTTCCAGTGTCACCCTGCATCCCTTGAATGAGCGATTGCACGAACGCGGACACGTTTTGCAGGCCAATCATTTCGTCCGGCGTCGGAACCTTGGTGGTGGATTCGACCTTGACGATGTAGCGGACGGCCAAATCGAGCAGGGTTTGAATCTGCTGGACGACACTCAAGCCTTCGGGGATTTGCGGTGGCATACCGAGCATCATTTGAGTAAAGGCGTTTGCAGCGGCAACGCTGGCGTCAGAAACAGTCTTGGCCGCGCCCTTGACCCAGCGGCGGGCGCGCTTCGCCCCGACCATTTGAACGGCGGCATCATGCAAAGCCTCGGCCTGCGCCGACGGGTCGAGCATGGGACGAAGTTGCAGCGCGTTTTGAGATTCCACCATCGCCATCGTGGGGTTGCCGTTGCCCAAAGGCATCGTGATTTCAACACGCCACTTCTTGATGTCGAGCCATTCGGACGGGATACCTTCTTTTTTACAAGTTTCCTGAAACTCTTTCACGTCGTCATCATCGGAATTTTGGAGCGTGAACCGGCGGCAGATTTCTTTACAGGCGAATTTTTCGTAGATGGCGGCGGTCAACATGAGTCCGGACAGCATGGCGTTGTTTTGCTGAACCTTCACGCCCGTTTCAAAGGCGGTCTGCTCGCGTGCCGTGCCATTGTCAATGCTCTGCGTGTAGGACGTGGACGCCTCGCTCTGCAACTGCTTGGTCTGCGCCAGGACGCCTTCCACGAGATCGGCGTCCACCTGATGCCGCTCATTGGACGGCACGATGGAAACGCCCGGCTTAATTACGCCAAGATTTTGGAACATCTGCACCTGGGCGCGGGCGCGGTCAACCGGGTCGTTGATTCGGAGCAGTATGTTGAACTGGTCAAGCGTGTGTTGCAAAAGTTTGCACCGTGTAAAATCCGTCCAATAGCACGGCTCGAACAGCGCAAATCCAAGCGACCGGACGGAATGGTAGAGGAACGGGGCTTTGTTGTTCAGATCGCCGAACTGAACATGGATGATTTGCCGCCAGTTGTCGGCGACCGCGCCATCGCTTTCGCAGATGAACGTGTCAGCGGTGGCCGCACCCGTGCCAGACGTGTTCTTTTCCGGCACAACCTTGAGATTCCATTTGCCGCCATCTTCGCGGTGGTAAAAATGCCAGAGATTGATTGTCGGCATAGCATCGCCCGACCAGTAACCGGCGTTCTGCTTGCGAAGCTCCTCAAATTTTTCCGGCACGGTCTGAAAATCGTAATTATTCTCGGCCATGACCGTGTTACACTCCTTGATGTTGGCGAGGATGTCCGCGACGGCCTTCGTGTCCCACTTGAATTTTCCACTGACCGTCGAAAACGCCTTGCGCGAAAGTTCTCCAGGCGTGTAGGGGACGCGGACGGCGAACCATGTCAGATTGCGAAAACTCAATTCAGTGTCCGTCGGGACGCGCAAATCTTCGATGGCGACGTAGCGTGGCAACCAAGAGTATTTGTCCTCCCACATGACCGCGCCGATGCCGTGAGAAACCACGCCCGCCCATTTTGAACGGTGAACCTCGAAGTATTCCAAGGCGCAATCTCCCTCCTTCATCGAATCGTTAATCGCCTCGGTGATGATGCCCTCCCAATTCGCACGGTTTTCTTCCGGGGCTTTCGGTATGGACACATTGAAGAAAGTGACCGGCGACATGAAGTTGGTTATGTATTGCCTGCGGGCGTGAGAGAGCGCGCCCATGAGTTCGCCCCAACGGTTGTAAATCTTCATGTTGAGGCGTTTTGCCTCATCCTCGTCCAGCAACGGCTCGTTGTTCGCAGCCTTGTTGATAAGAACGCGGTTCTTGCCGCGCGCCATTTCGGTTTCATCGCCTGCGCGGATGGTGGCTAAAACTTTGTCCGGCGTTGTCCAGTCGCTCATAGATTTATTGGTTTGTCGGCGTTCCGCACGTCGCGCAAAAAGGTTTTACGAAGGGGTGTCCGGCGTGGGTGGTGGTGAAAGATTCCGGCGAGTCCCAGCAATAGGCGGGGTTGTTGCCAAGGCGTCCGCAGTTGAAGCTGTCAACATCTTCAAGGGACTCGGCAAGACTTCCACGCGGAAGATGGTTGGCGATACGAAACGAACTAACAGTCTTGGCGAGTTGTTCAATGACCGGCTCGGCCTTGAACCGGAAAAAGATTCCAAACGCCTGCTCATAGCAAAAATTGCCGGGCGGATTGTTGTTGTAGGATTTCAGTTGCCACATGGTCAATGCTTCAAAAGTCCCGCTTGAATGGCATCGTCCCATTCTTTCACTTCCTTGTCAAAATAATCCTCATCATCTGCATTGTTGGATTTCACGTCGCGTCCGATGCGTTCAATCTTGAATCCCATGCGCCTTGCGCCTTCGATTGCGATGGCAAACCAGTCGTAAAGGTCGGGGCTTTTCTTTACCCGCTCTTTCATGTCATCCTTCGATTCGACTTCAACCTTGTTGCCGGCAACAACTTTGAACAACCGCAACTGACCCTCCTGCGCGACATTGGCCGGCAGGTTTCGCACTTGGTTTGACTCAATCGCCTCACGGGTAGAGAACCACATTTCCGTGACGAACTTTGAATAATGCTCGTCACACCGTTTCAGCCGTTTTTCACCCTCCTTTTCGTCAACAAACAAGTCGAACCGGACTGGCCGCGTTGTTGTCCTCGCACCGGAGTCAACCGGCTGCGGGCAGCTGGCTCCAAAAACCTTTGCAAAAGAGTTTCCAAGAGTCCCGCGCCCAAACGAGTCGTAAAAAATGTTTTCAGGCTTCAAGTCCAAGCGTTCGGACTGCTGCTTGATGAATTCTGCAATCTGATCCTCTGCATCCAGGCTGGAATTAAGCCGGATTGGAATTATCTCTGGTGTCCCAACGGAAAAAATCAAATTGCCGTCCTTGTCCTCGCCAAACTCGCACTCGCCACCAACGCAACGGTCGCCGCCACCGTATGCTGGATCAAGCGCATAAATTTTTGTTCGTGGAGTCCCTTTCCAAATCGCGGATTTGAAAGCGCCATGCCGTTCACACAGTCCGATGGTGATGACGCGGTTTGAAACCATGCCGCGCGACGGCTTGCCGATGCCCTGCTGATAAACCTGCCACGAGTCGGCCCCATAGGTGTCAATCAGCTTTTGAACGTAGCCGGAATTTGCCAAAAACGGGAAACTATCCTTCGGCTCGTCGTTGTTCGGCGTGTCGCGCCCGTCGTAGGCCACGCAAAAGGCGTTGAGCCAGCGCGAACGCCAAACTTGCGTCTTGCCGTTGTCAATGAAAGTGTCCCAACCTCCTGGCGGTTCGCTGGCGACACAAAGCGGGTCGGAAATGTCGGTCGGATTTCCGGCCATTACCCCTTTGAACCGCGAGTTTGCCATCCAGTTTGTGTAACCGTCCAACAGCGAAGGCTGCATCACCGCGCAGTTGTGGACTAAAAAACCATTTACGGAGTAGCTTGGATGTCCGGCAACCGCGAGATTATAGACCGAAGTTCTGCCTTCACAATCTGCGGCGTCAGAATGACTCGCTTGTTCGCATATCTCAACACTGTCCACCCAAGCGAAGCTAGAAAATTCGTTTTCTTCGCGTCTTGCTCCTGCCGCGCAATCGTGTTGTGTGATGCTCCGTCTAATTCCACCGCCAGTTTCTTTTTCGGAAATGCAACATCCACTTTGTAGTGCGTCGGGTAGCCGCTCCCCGCTGGCATTTTCGTTTTGACTGGAAAATTGTTCTTGGCTCGCGGAGAGAATGTTTTGAGGAGAATCAATTCTGCCTTCGTCGGCCCTGTTCCATTTCCGCCGCGAATAGTAGGCTTGTGACCCGCCGCCTTCAACCGCCTGCTTATATTGCGATTGATTTCCAACTTCTGTTTGTCCGTCAGTGAAGCGCGGAAATCCTGAAACCCTTGCTCCATCTTCTCCCGCATATCCGCATAACGCTCCGGCTGCTCCGCAAACAGCTTCTTGCGAGCTTTCTGAATCTTTTGGGAACGCTCCGGCGTGTAAAGTTTCTTGCGGTAGTCCGGTTGCGCTGCGAACCACTTCCCTTTGCAGGACAGCCCGCAGAACATCCGATTGGGCGGGATTAAAACCCCACAGCGGCGACATTTCTTTTCCTGACAAGATTTGATTTGCTTCATGCGCCGTTATCATAACACAACCCTGGTCAAGCTCAAACGCTTTTTTCCATCCGAATTGTGTCAGGACAGGATGCTCTGGTGTGCAGACGATTTCTTTTCCATTGCTGATTTTTATTCTGACAAGATTTCTGGCGGCGCGCTTCATAGTTGCAATTACCCTTGACGCACCAACGGCAGAAAAAACCAAGTCGCCAGTTCGGATGGATTCAATCGGCCTTTTTCCGTGTGGCGTATCAACCAAAGTCCCCGCAGGGAAACACTCGTCTCCGTAGTGTTTAAGGATGCCATCATTTTTCCCCGGCGAACTTGGAGCCTTCACGCCCTGAAACTTCGACATCCCGACAAATCGCCCGCCGCTGACGCAGGGGACGCACACGATTCCTCGGTCTATCTGCCGCGCAAATTCACCATCCTCATCAATGTCATCGCTGACAATCGCCATCTTGGATTCAAGAATGTGGCCGGGCAACCACGGAAAGCGGGAGCGGCCACGGTTGAACAGCCATTTGATGCCTCGCCCCCAGATGCGGAGTTCGAGCGACCGGATGTCAGTCGAAGAAATCAAAGCCAGAGAAGTTTCGGGAAAACACCAGAAATCAATCAGCGCATGGCATGACATCAAATAAGTCTTTGAAGCGTTCGCGCAGCCAAGAATCACCGTCACCTGATTTTCTACGATACCTGCCATGCCCAACTCAAACCAGCGGTGTTGCTTGTCCTCCGGCCAAAGCAGGGAGTGTGCTTTCAGGTAGTGCTGGACTGTGGACGGCTTGCCATAGTCGCGCCGAATCATGGCGAATTCAATTTCCAGCGGGTCAGCACCATCCGGCCAGTTCAGATTATATTTCTGCACGACGCAAAATAGCCGTTGTCAAATCGCGGTGCAAGTGCTATGGGTTGACGCATGGGTTTATACGTCTTAACTCCGGTCTGCCAATCCTGCTCCACGTCCACGACGCAGGCAACATCCCAAAACCCCGTGATGACCTACGACGTGACGCTTGGGACACCCGCCGCGCAACTCATCGTGCCGCCATTTCCGAACCTGCCTTGCCACTTGGATGAAGTGAACGGCGTCGGCTCGGCCTACACTTGGAACATCACCAAACAAGCCTGGAACTGACATGAAAAAAATTATGCTCGCGGTGCTGCTCGCCTTCTCGTTCTTTCACCGGGCGCACGCCGCTTATCCTTCCTACACCGATCTGACGAATGTTTGCAACGCCCTGATTGCGGCGTCCGGCGGCGGCGGGAGCGGCGGACTCGGCGCGGGTGTTCCGGTGAAAAGCCCGAACCTCTACTGGACGAATAACGTCTTTCGCTCATTCTGGACAACCAACGCAAATTTCACGAACGCGCAGGTCGGTCTGGCCTCAAGCAATTTTTATGTCGCACAAATCACGATTTCAAATTCGGCGGCAACATCCATCACCGACACGTTTCCATTCAAGGTATTTTCGGTTTCAGCAAAAACCAACGTGGGCGCGGTGCTGATTGGGGCGGGGGCGGTGGTTGATCTGCAATTCTATTACAACGGGTCGGGTGCATATTTCGTGGTTGACCACGGGGCAAACAATCCGGCGCTGACCGCGCTGGCGGCTTCTGGAGCGGCTGGCAGCAGCGGCGTATTGACGCTCAACGCTGGGACATTGCAGGTGAATCCCGGCGTCCAACTGGCGACGAATGTTCCATCTGGAATCAGCATCACCAATCCAGTCATCGCTACCATCACGACGGCGGCGACAGAATTCCTCGCGCAGCAAACCGGCGACACTTTTGGAACATCAAGGCTGCATCTTCAAAACCGGACACCGAACTACGGCGCATTGCTGGAAAATCTAGCCTTCGACTTGTGTGATCTGGCGTTGATTGGCAACACCGCAAATCAAGGCAACCTGCGGTTTGAACACCGGAGCGGCAGCGTGACCAGCGGCAACATCAGCGGCGAACTACAAGGCTGGCTCAACAATGCAAGCATCCAGACATTTGCCTTTGGGTCAAACAGCGCCAGCATTTACTCGCCGCTTTACTCGCCGCAAATCATAATCACCAACATCGGTCTGATTTACGGGTCGAACACATGGAACATCGTGAGCGTGACGAACCGGATGCCGAATTTTTCTTTCCAGACATTGAACAGCAACGGGCAGGCGCTCGTTTCGGTTTCGGTTTCCAACGGCGTGACTCGCATCAAACAGCTTGCCCCTTGAAAAACATCGCGCTCATATTGCTCCTGCTCGGCACACTGGCGGCGCAAGGCGCAACCAACAACGCGGCTTCCTGCTCATTCCTTGACGTAACCAACGCCATCGCGCACTCGGTTTATGGCGACACAGTTCTACTTCCGGCTGGCACGGCCACATGGTCAAACACGGTGAACATGACGGGCATCACCCTGCAAGGTTCGGGGACAAATCTTACCATCATCGCCGATGGCACGGCGCAATTCGCGTATTTGGCAACACTGCAACTCAACGTCATTGCAAATTATCCGACGCGCGTGACCGGCATCCAGTTCACCATCTTCACGAACAGCTACAACAATTACAAAGGGATGATTGCGGTGTATGGGCAGCAACCGACATGGCGGATTGACAACAGCTTTTTCAACTACACGGGTGCGAAATCAATCCTTGTCGGAGATTCATCCTACGGACTGATTGACCACAATTATTTTGCAGGCAACACGAAGCAATACATCGAGGCGTTCGGCACGGCCTACGGCGATGCGTCATGGGCGGCGGCGGACACGTTTGGGACAACCAACACGCTTGTCATCGAGGACAATGTTTTTGTGGACTCAAACAGGTTCGGATCAATTGACTGCGATGCCGGCGGAAGAATTTGCGTCCGGCACAACACGTTCACGGGAACATTTTTCACCGTTCACGGAACTGAAAGCGGATTGAGGTATCGCGGTTGCCGCCAGCTTGAGGTCTATAATAATTCTTTCTACTATCCGTCATTCGCGCCTTCCGACGATTTTTACACTGGTTGCGACATTCGCGGCGGCGCAGCGATGATTTTTTCAAACACCTTCACAGGCTTCAATTCTTCCATCAACCTGAACCAATACCGCGAGACGGACAACGACCCGAACTTTGCACCGTGGTATGGGGCGAGCGGCATCAACGGTTACGACAGCAATTCCGTCGTCCTGCTTTCTGGGACAGCCGCCGCGACCAGCAACCGGCTCTACGTCGCCATCGCCGCATGGGCGACCAACCAGTTTTACGGTGCGACGGTCTATAATTCCAACAGTGTGAACGGTAACAAGGTTTTTGGCATGGTAATCAGCAACGACAACCGCACGATGTATTTCAAAACGTCGAGAACTGCGGCGTATCAATTTTACATCACCAACGGCGACCCTTTCTCCATTCACACAGCATATCCGACTATTGACCAGCTAGGCTATGGGCGAAGCGATCTGATGACGGGCGCAGTTCCGCCTGCCGTGTGGCCGAACCAGCAAAAAAGCCCGTGTTATTTTTGGTCGAATACGGTTGCCACATGGACTTACGCCAGCGTTTATACAACCAATGACGGGGCGGCATCCAGCAGCTACCCGAACGTGCTTTTGAACCGAGACTTTTTCAACACGACGAATCCGGCTTACACGCCGCTGATTTATCCGCATCCGTCCATTGGCACGAACGCCGCCGCTGCGCCGACGTTCTCCGGTGGATTGTTGCAACCCATCGGACAAAATTCAACGGGGGTATTTTGACATGGAGCGAAGGATATACGCATACCTGAAATCTTTCCCGAAGGGGATGAACAGCAATGTTGACCCGTTGCTGCTTCCGAACGACCAGCTTTCGTTCGCCTCAAATGCGACGGTGCGAGGCGATTTTATTTCACAGCGACCGCCGTTCTACAACATTTCGTTGAGCTACGATTCGGCGAACACGAGTAGCCATTTTCAGGCCGGACTGTTCCAGGGCGCGGCGTATTACCGGACAACCACCAACGGACTCATCATGGTAGCCGTGGCTGGCAGGCTATTCCAAATCGCGGTGAACGCCGACCAGACTGCGCTGGTTTCGGAAATTGCGCTTCCGTCGGTCAACTCGCCAACGGCGGTTCAGAATTGGCTTTGGCAGGCGGAAAACTTTCTGATCTGGAATGACGGCGTGAACCTGCCGATTTTCTACGATGGCAACATCACGCGCCGTTCTTACGGTGCAGCACCGACGCAACTCGGTTCGGCGGCGGTGTCGTTCACTGTGCCAGCGCAAAACCAATACGTCAGCGGTGACGTTCAGTTGAATAACGCATGGACGGCAGGCGTTGGCATGGTCTTGATTGGTCAGGCGCTTTACTACGTCCAGAGTTTCTACGGTGGTTCAATCGGTGGCCGAATCACGATTGGGCTGAACGCCATCACCTATTCCGGCGGCGACCTGCTAAATCCAGGCGCGGCAATTTCGTTGAACAACAAAAACGCGGGGACAATACTCGCGGCGACGGATAACAGCCTTGCGGCCATTACGAACTTTCCGCCGATTGCGGTTCAGGGAACTCCTGGCAATGCACTCACATTGAAGGTGGTTTCAGACACCGCTTCTGGAATCGCCAGCACGGTTGCACTTGGAACGGCAGTAAGCGGCAGCGCAAAGTATTCTGGAACTATTGTTTCTGCCAAAGTCGGGGGCGTTGACATTGGAAGTTGGCCGGCAAATGCAGCGGCACAAATGACGATTACTCTGCAAGGCCCCGCCGGAGGAATCGGGGTTCAAAATGTTGGAAGAAACGTGACATTCACAAACTCTTTCGGTGGCCCCGCAATCTATGCCAGCGGAACTTTTATATCTACCAATGGAGTCAATACGGTAACTTTTTCGCTCGACTCATTGCTTGGTGGTCAAGTTGCCGGCGGCGGTGTTCCGCCAATAGGAACCATTCCTTTTTGCGTTATTGGAGGTTTTACTGGGAGCGGTTTTGTAGTCACAAATTGGGGAACATCTACTTGGCCGACGTCTGGAATATCACAAGTTGACATCACATTAAGCCAAACATTTTCTGGCGCGATCAACGACATTCTTCAAGTCGGAACCGCGACGATGAAGGTGATTGCCCAATCTGGCGCATTGGTGACTTGCCAGATGGTCAGCAATTCGACAGGGGTAGCGGTTCCAATCGGCGGACTTGTAGTTAACAACACAAAAGCATCGGCCACACCTGTAAATTACGGGTCTAGCATATTGGTTGTGCCAACAATACCAGCCGTAGGTAGCCAATTCTCACTCGACACAACCGTTGTGGCCGCAACGCCCGTCGTCGGCCAGATTCTTTATTTCAACACCGTCAACGCGGGCGCAGGCGGAGTTGTTGTCGCCGTCGTATTGGCTTCGTCAGGTGGTGTAATCGGACAGGCATTGAATTATTTCCGCCTGACACTTTCAATCCCGTTCGCGGGCAACGTGAGCGATTCAATCCACGTCGGCTCCGGCAATACGCTGGCGACGCTGACCGTGACCTCAAAAATCAGCGCGAGCATCATCCAATGTCAGATGACGAACACGCCGGTCAGCGCGCTCATCCCCATCACCAGCGCGACACCGACGGCGAGCCAGATTGTCGTGAACGATTCCGCAAGCGGTGCGCTTACCGGAGTTGGCACTTATCCTTTGACCGACGGCGGTTCGCCTGCCAACGCATTAAATCCAGTTCCAGTCTCATCCTCGTTCACGCTCCAAACACTGCCCGGAACCACTTCCGCCGCCGTCGGTCAGATTGTGCAGATCAGCACGAGCCTCGGTGCAACCGATCTGTTCCAAATCGTATCTGTCAGCGGTGGCAGCGTCGGGACGCAGCCAAAAATCCGCGTCCAGAACATCAACGACATCGAGGGCAGCACCGTCAACGCCGGGACGTTCATCTATTCCGTGCCAGAATTTGACGTGTCCAAGATGGGTGTTTATGGCATGGGCCGGAATTGGGTTGCGCTGGCCGACGGCACAGAGTTTGTCGCGGGCGACCTCGTGGGCGCGACGACCGGAACGCAGTTTTACAAATACAAGGATGCCGTCCTGAAAGTATCGCAGAATTATTTCCTCGCTGGCGGCGGGACGTTTTCCATTCCCGGCAGCGGCGAACAAATCCGCGCGATGCAGTTCACGGCCCGTCTTGACGCATCGCTTGGACAGGGTGCGCTTCAAGTATTCACCGATGACACAGTTTTTTCCTGCGAAGCACCGACTGACATCACTGTTTGGTCAAAGCTGGCGAGTCCGATTTTGATTGAAGGGCTGATTGGTTCAGGGGCGATTTCGCAAAACGCCGTTGTTCAGAACAACGGAGATTTGATGTTCCGGCTTTCGGATGGCGGCGTCCAGTCAATGCTGATGGCGCGGCTCGACTTCCATAAATGGGGCAACACACCAATCAGCAAGGAAGTGACGCGCAGCATCGTGAACGACCCGCCCGCGCTCTATCCGTTCACTAGCATGGCGGTGTTCAACAACCGGATGTTGATGACGTGCAAGCTGGCGCAAGCGGCGCGCGGAGTTTATGGCGCGGCGATGGTGTCGCTGAACTTCGACCCGATAAGTTCACTGGCCGGCAAAGCGCCGACGGTCTGGGAAAGCGAATGGTCTGGATTAAATGTATTACAAATAATCACCGGCTTTTTCAACGGGTCAAAACAGTGTTACGCGCTCTGCCTTTCCAACGACCTGACAAAAATCGAGCTTCACCAAATCCAGCAGGACAACGCGGCGACCGTGGACAATGGCAACAGTCCGATAACATGGTTTTTCGAGTCGCCAATGCTCTGCGGCGACAACCCAAACCAACCGCGCCGATACAAGCGGCTCGTGAACGGAGAATTTTCTTTCCACAACATCACCGCAGATGTTTCGTATCAATTCTTTTACAGCACCGACCAAAATCCGGCGTGGATTCCGTGGTATTCGTCCGTCATCAAGTATCAGGGGGCATCCGACCCCGGCTACCGCCGTCGCATCCCGATTGGTATGCCAAGTCCAACCGTGTTTGATCCGACAAACAATCAACCGACGCGCGAAGGTTATAATTTCCAGATAAAAATTCAAATCACCGGCAGCGGGACACCGACAGACATCAGAATTGCCTGCGACGAGATTGACCAGCCGGAATTTGCCCAGCCAAAATGAGAAGCATCACCTTGCCAACACCATTGCAGCCGATACAGGTTTTCATTGAGAAAATCGAGGCATTGCAATACGACAACGTGAACACTGTGAACATCGGTGCGGGCGGCAATGCGACCGCCTACCCGGTTGCGGTGACGGACGCCACGGATGCGGCGGCGATGTTGCAGCAAATCAACAACGCCATCAACTCAACGGCGATTTCAACTTTCATCACTGGAAATCCAGTGCCAACAACTGCGCCCGTCGCGCCCGTCGCCACGCCCGATTACGGCCAGACAAAAATCACATGGAACCAGATGGCGTCAAACTACGCCTTCCGCGTTTATCGCAGCGAAGCCAGCGGCAGCGGTTACGCGGCCATCGGTGATACCAACGTCAATTCGTTTCTCGACCAGAACATCACACCCGGCGTCACCTACTACTACGTTGTGACCACCTACACGGCTCGCGGTGAAAGCGGGTATTCGACCGAAGTGAACGGCGCGAGCCTGATACCGGCTGTTCCGGCGGGATTGCTGGCAACAGCAGACCTTTATCAGTCCGACCTGACATGGGGTGCGGTGACGGCGGCAGGCAGCGCGGCCTTCACCGATGCGGACGTTGCCTACGAGATTTACCGCGACGGAAATTCGCTGACAGCATCCGACCCGACCAGCTACAACGATTCCGCGTTGACGGCTGGACAATCATATTCCTACACCGTCGCCGCCGTCATCAACGGAGTTTCCAGCGCGCAATCAGTTGCCTCGGCCTGCACACCTACCGCCCTGGCTGCACCCGCTGGAATGGTGGCTTCTTCTGGCATTTACAGCGCGGACATTTCTTGGAGCGCAGTCGCCGGGGCGCTGGGTTACAACGTGTATCGCTCCGTTGTCAGCGGCACGGGCTATGTCATGGTCAGTCAATCAGCAACCCCAGGATTCACTGACACCTATCTGCGTTCCGACACGGTTTATTATTACGTCGTCACGGCGACAGTCAACGGCGGCGAAAGCGTGGTGTCAACCGAATCCTCCTGCCAGCCGACGACGGTGACAATCAACGCCGCCTCGCCGAATCCGGCGAGCATCAGCGGCAGCACGATTACCTTCACCGGGACGGGCTTTGACCCGTCACAACAGGCATTGCTGAAATATGGCACGGTTCAGATCGCTTACCTTCAAGTTGTGTATCTCGACGCCACACACTTCACCGTCATCACGCCGGGCGGATTGAGTGCTGGCGACGTGCAATTTTATTACGAAGTGAACGGAAGCGACTACACAATACCGTTTTTGGTTGCATTTCAATAAATTAACACGAAGATAAATCATGCTGACGCTGGGACAGGTCAAAAATAGCACGGTGGCAAACATTGCTGGTGTCAATGTGAACGACGCGCAATTTTACGGCTACGTCAACGATGCCGTGCGGATGTTGATGGACTTGGGCGATTGGTGGGGTTCGGTTGTGTCCATGACAGGTTACGTCGCGCAGGGCTGCATCACCTGGCCGAAACAGATTGACGCTGTTCTGGCGATGAACATAAACGACCGCTCGGTTCAGATTTCAAACCAATGGTATTCCTTCACGCCGATTCGCGGGACTTACGCGGGGCTGGCGCAAAGTTACGGCTGTTCGTGTGACGACTTCATTTCGCGCTGGGGAACTTACGGGACGCAGGACAGCATCATCGAGTTTGCGGGGACGCAACCGATGTTCGACCCGCCAACCCCAGCCGACCCATTTCGCATCCAAGTGACCGCCGACAACTCGGCAGATTACGGCAAGACCGTCACCATCTATGGGCAGGATGAAAACGCGCAGGAAATTTTCGCCACCCGCGACGACGGCAGCACCCAACGCGGCGTTCCATTCGTGCTTTCGCAGGCCGGAACAATTTCAACGCAGGTCTTTTCCACCGTAACCGCCGTCACGAAGGACATCACCGTGAGCCTTGTGCGCGCTTGGAAATACACGACCGCCACAGGGCGCGTGTGCGCGATCTGGTCGGGCGGTCAAACTTCGCCGCAGTTCCTTTTCAGTCGCCTTGCCAATGTGCCGCAGAACACGACATTTTGCTTGAGCGCGCTGGTCAAGCTGGGATTCGAGCCGGTGACGCAGGACTCGGACATCCTGCCGCTTGGAAATCTGGACGCCATCAAGATAATGATTCAGGCCATCCGCAAGCGCGAGGCTGGCGACATTGACGGTTCGGTGAACTTCGAGAAGGATGCCATCCGCCGGCTGAACATGGAGTTGAATTCGCGCCTGCCAGTTGACCAGATGCCCATTGTTCAAGAACCGTTCGGAAGCCAATACCCTGTTCATCGGAGGATTTACTGATATGACTAAAACCAAAGACGCAATAAAAATATGGCGACCTCATACAATATAAGCCCAAGTCCGAGGGCTGGACAGGGTTCCTTCGGCATGGTTCCCGGCAGCATCGGCCTTCCACCCTCCATTTGGGAACAACTCAACCAGAACATTCCGAACTACGGTGCGCTGACAAACAGCGCGACGGGCAACATTCAGAGCGAACTGAACGGCACATTGTCGCCATCCACCATGTCGGCCATCGGCAACTCGGCGGCGGCGCATGGAGTTTCTCTTGGACAACCCAACAGCGCCATGTCGAATCTATTCGGCTACAACGTCACGGGCAACACGGTCGAAGGATTGCAGCATCAAGGCATAGCCGATTACGAGAATTTGACCGGAACACTTGGGCCAACCCAGCAAAACCCGCAGTTGTTGACGAACATTGCGGAAACGAACGCGGTGAACAATTCTGCGCCCGACCCCGGTGCGGCAGCGGCTTACTATAAGACTTTGTTTGATTCCTACATGAGGCCGGCTGCTGGCACAGGGCGTTATTCCGCCCCCGCTCCAACCTCTTTGTATTCTGGCGGTGGAAATCCGTGGGCGGGGATGGGGTTTGCGAGTCAAGGCGGCTACGGTGGAGGCAGCATAGCAGGCGCGCAAGGCGGATTTGCTTCTGGCATCGGCCCAGTGATCTCAACCGGCGCGGACTGGTATAGCCAGCCGTCCTACGGCGGGGAGGGCTATTGATATGGAAGTCCCGCCCTGGCTACAAATCACGCCGTCATCCTACCTTAACGCGATGGAGGCCGGGGCGCACATTGGGTTGCAACGGCAGCAGATGGCGGCGGCAGAACGCGAGGCGCAGATGCGCGATGCCATTTCACAGCGCGAACTGCAACAACGGGCGATGCAGGAGCAGGCTTCACTTGGGTTGCAACGGAACAGCCTGATGCAATCCGGCCAAGAGGCGGCTGGACGGCTCGCGTTGGGCAACAGGGAGGCCGACAACAGCGCGGCGGCTGCGCTGATGAATAATTCCATGCGCGGACAGGAGCTTGAACGGCAGACCGCGCAGCAGGAGGCAACGCGGGCATTGGAGGAGGCGCGGTTGAATCAGTCCGGCGATTTGGGCGAGCAACGGCTGGATGCGATACGGCAGCGGAACGAGGATTTGAACAAATACAACACCGACCGCAATCAGAACCGCTCCGATTGGCTGGACTTGCGCGAAAAGCAGCTACAGAGAAACCCCGGCTACTTAAACTTTGTGAAAGTCACGGAAAAAGACGGGAATGAAACCAAAACCCGCTGGGTTTCGAAGGATGAATACGACGCGCAGAATTCTGCGCCTGCGCCCGACTACGCGGCCAGCGCGCTCAAGCCGACGGGCGATTTTTACGGCAACAAGTTTTTTAACGGCCAACAGCCTCCGGTAACGCTTGGCGAACAGCCGGCCACATCGCCAGCAGCAACCTCACTGGATGGAAAAACCGTGGTTTCAAAGAAAACGCCGCCAACCGCCGCCATCGCAAAACTTCTTACTCATCCAGAACTGGCCGCTCAATTTGACGAATGGTATGGTGAAGGAAGCTCTGCAAACTATCTCAAGTAATGGCGAATCCGTTCGCAGAATTTGATTCTGACACGGCGGTTGCAGAAGCACCGCCATCTGCCAACCCGTTCGCAGAATTCGACAACCAGGCAGCACCATCCAGCGACATTGACGACCTGAATTCCGGCGACCCTATCCGTGTAGCCAACGCACAGGCGTCCATGCTCGGCAACGCCGGCAGGATGCTCGACACCGGACTGGCGGCGCAGCGTCAGAGCGATGCCAATGACGTTGCCAGAATCAAGGTTTCACCAACCGAAATTTCCAAGCTCGAAGGCAACACGCCGGACGAGACTTTTGAGCATTATCAGGAGCGAAATCCGACCCCAAGCCAGTTGACGGCGGCGCGACTGCTTCCATTGGCCGATACGCCGGAGAAAAAACAGCAGCTTGCGCGGTTCATTCAGGACAAGAATTTAGACCTTCCGGTTGGCAGCGCGGCAGGCGACTTATACAGGTCTGTTTCACAAGGCCCGTTGCCAGATGGCGAACATCTTTTGCAGGCGCATCCGACCAGCGCAATCGGCAAGACCGCGCTGGGTGTCGAGCATGGCGTCGAAAATCTTGGCAACTTTTTTCTGTCCCCGTTCGGCATCGCCACGCTCGGCATCGGAGAATTGCCGGTGGTGGCGCAGCGGGCGGTTGCGCTCGGTTTTTCGGCGCAGATGGCGAGCCAGTTGCCGGATCAATCCATCGAATTGTTGCGCGAGTTGAACAAACCTGAAAAGGACTGGACAAAAATCGGCGAGCTTGTGACCGAGGCGGCGGGTGGAGCAGGCTTTGCCGCATTGGGTGCGGCGCACGGGCTTGCGCCCAAGACAGACTTCATCGCGGCGCGACTGGCGAAGGAATTGAACAAGGCGAAACTGACGCCCAAATCAATGCCCGTGACACCGATTGTGCAGTCTGTAAACGCCGCGCCTGCGCCGGATATGCCGCCAGACCCTAAAAAGTTTGTTCCAGCAAAGCCGCCTTTCCAGCCAATAAATCCAACCCCGCCAGCCCCTAAAACTGACGCAGCGGAAACCTTCAATTCGATGCTGGATTATTTCGCAAAGTCGAAACCGAACAAGGGCGACTTGCGCGGTCTGATTCAAGGCGGAAAAGAAATCGGATTGTCCGAATCGGAAGTTCTGGCGCAACTGGCAGAGCGGACGAAAATTTCTCAACCCGAAGTCGAAAAACCTTTGTCGCCAACCGCAACACGCGGCATCGAAAAACTCGTCGAGCTTTCGCCGGAAGAAAAGTCCGACCCGCGTATGGACGAACCGGGCGTAACGCGCAAGGCAACGCCGAACACCATTACCGTGCAGTTTCGAGATCGGAATTCAATTCCCATCGGCGAAGCTGAATTAACACCTTCTGGCGATTCACTTTCACAGGCGCAGCGAGTCGTCAACCGCATCAGAACAGAGGCCGGAAACAACCCAAACGTCAGCATCAGGGAGTCGGCTGGCGTCCTGACAGACGAGCGCGGCCACGGCATAATTCATTTTACGGATTCACCGAACGGAGCGGCTTTTGCAAAAGTTGAAGATTTAATAAAGGCGAGACAGCAAACCAAAGAACCGCAGCCCTCCGCGCCAGCAGCGCAACTGGCGAAGCGCAAGAAGGGCTTCACTGGATTGGGCGCGGCGGGCAAGAAAGTTGCGGTGGTGGATCAGTCCGGCGAAGTGATGCAGGGAAAGCCAGTTGAGCGCAAGGTGACTGAAATTATTGGAGAGAAGCCAAATCCCGAAAACCTTTCGCGTCCATCGCCGGCTACATCCGACCATGAACAGCTTTTGGCATCTGCCGACCTTGCCAACCGCCAAGCAAGGCTTGATGAGGAGCAGGCTTTTAAGGATTTCGAGTCAGCAAAGGAGAATAAGAAAAAAGCCTATTCCAAAGGCGATTACGAAAAAGCAAATAAGCTGCAACTGAAAGTTGATGCCGCTGAAAAGCGATGGCTCGAAATGTCCGACAAGACTTCCGAGGCGATGATTAAAATTGCAGACTTGAAAGAGCGGACGGAATGGGATTCTGCCGAGCCGTTCAATCAGGAGATTTGGCGTGATTATCAAAAGCTGGACAAACTTCCGAAAGGCAAAGAGCGCGACAGCGAGCGGCAACGCTTGCTGGACAAGATTGAAGAAGAATGGACTCGCCAGACGATTGCCATCATGGGCGACAAAGAACGCGGCGAGTCTGCCGTCCGTGGTATTCACACACTGAACAGCGGCGTCCTATCTCGCCCGCTCGAAAAGAGCAACCAGATTTCCAATTTGGCAAAAACCGCCGCCCGCACTTACGAACAACGTGAGGCGAAAAAAGCTGCCGAGAGTGAGATTCAGGGGATGGATTTGGCGTGGCAGGAAAAGCCGAAATTTAACGACTACGATTCTGTCGGTGAGATTCAAAACAAGCTCGAAAAAGCCCGCGCCGCAAATGCTGTCAATCGCAAGGCAAAATCGGCGGAAGAAAAACGTCAAGCGGACGACGCCGCGAAAGAATCTGCCGATGAAGCGATTAAGGCCAAAGAATTATCCAAGTCAGGAAAACTCGTCTGGCGCAGGATTGGAAGCAAAGCTGATCCCGTTGGAAAATGGCAACCGATGGAAGGCAAAAAGTTTTTCCATGCTCAACTGCCTGGAATTGAAATGGGCATTTTCAAGGATGCCTCCGGCTGGGTCATCTCCGAGCAGACGACTGGACACAAATTGGCGGGCGGCAAAACAATGGAAGCGGCGAAGTCTGAATTGGCTGCAAAGGCCAGCCAGTTCGGTGTTGCCAAGATTAAAGAGTTAATCGCAACTGCGTTGAAAGACGCTCCGCCGAAGCCGGTCATTGAGGGCGATGTCGCCACTCCACCCGCCGCCGTCGCCAAAGTCGCCGAACACATTGCCGAGGTCGCAAGCGGCGACAAGGTTGCCAAGCCAGAGGCCGCGCTGGACGCGACGACGGGCGTTCGCGCCGCGAAGGAAATCAAGAGTGAGTTGGTTCAGCGGTTGGAGAAGGCGATTGAGGATGCGCCCGCAGCAACTGACGATCAAGCGGCGGCGTTGAACAACACGCCGAAGCTGACCAGCTACAAAGACTTTATCAAGGAAGGCGAAAAAGGAACGAACGAGCAACGCATCAGAGCAACAAAAGAATCGGATGTTGAAAACTCGAAACGCCGCGCCGCTTGGGTTGAAGCCATCAAAAAGGAAAATGGATTAACCCAAGTCACGATTGACATTCCGGGCGACGGAACTTTTACCGTCTGGAATACCAAGCAGGCTTTGCAGGAGGTTTTAGACCGCGCTAAAAAACTTTCCACCGCAACCGAAAGCAAGCAGCCAACCGCCTTTACGAATGTTCGTCCAACTGGAAACATCCCCGCCGACGTTTGGGTTGAATCCAGCGAGCCAACCCATAAGGTCACTGTCAGCGCGGGCAACATCAAGACGCAGGAGCCGGGCAAGCGGATTGAGATAAAGGGACTCGAAGGAAAAGAGCTTTACCTGACTTCGAATGGCAAAGAGTTCAAGATTACCGAGCCGCAGACTGGTTTCAGCATCGGGCGCGGCGCAAAAATCTCCGATGCCGTAAAAGACGCAGAGCAAATTCACGAACGCCTGAAAGAAAAGAAAATGGGCTACGATGAAGTTGTGAAGCGTAATGTTTCCGCCAACGGGAAACTGCCATCGCCAGAGCCGATTCAGAAACCATCCCCCATCACCGAGGCGCAGGAAATGGGCGGGGATGTTCACGAAGTTCGGCAAGGGCCGGGCGGACGCTCCTACCGCGCAAAATCATCGGATGAACAGCCGGAAAGCTACGATGCCACTTCGCTCAAAAATGCCGTCGCCGAAATGGAGCGCGTCACCCACGGATTGCCCGAAGCTCCTGAAACTGAAAAGCGTGACATGGGCAAGGCGTGGATTAAGGCTGGCGAAACGCTTGTTCAAAAACCGCACGAAGCTGAACGCATCCTTGGCGAACTTCAATCCGATCCTTCACGCGGACTGACCGACAGCGAATCAGCCATCTTGCTTCGCCATAAAGTCGGCTTGGAAAACGCCTTGAACGACGCAGCGGAAAGAACATGGACGGCAGAAACCGCCCAAGGCAAACGTGCCGCGCAAAACGAAGTGCAGGAATTGAGCAACAAGCTGAAAGAATTTCTCGACTTGGTTAAGGCACGCGGAAGTGAGTGGGGGCGTGAAGGTCGTTGGCGTCAGGCGATGGCAAAAGAAGATTACTCATTTGCCACGCAAGAGCGACTTTATCGCGCCGCAAGAGGCGGAGAAGATTTGACCAAAACGCCCGAAGGTATGGCGCAACTTGAGCGCATCCAGAAAGACGCAGAGGCATTAAAAAGAAATGACGACGAGATTGCGCGATTGCGGGCTGAAAATGCAGCCAAAGAAAAAGCCATCGCACAACTAGAGGCACAGAAAGTTTTGGATGACGCCTTGAAGGGAACGCCAGTGGCCGCGCCCGTCGAGCCATACATTCAGACGCTTGTTAAAAAAGTGGTGAAGTCCATTGAGAATCAAGCCAAGGACGCCCGCGATCGCATTAAAGCGCGGCGTTCCGAAGGCAGAACATTCAACGACCCAACCGCGATAGTCACGCTCGGAAAGTTCACTACCGAGGACGTAGCCGACGCCGCCATCATCGGGGCGGAATACTTGGCGCATGGAATTGAAGATTTTGCCGCTTGGTCAAAGGTGATGAAAGACGAGTTTGGGGAGAAGATTCTGCCAAAACTCAAAGAAATTTTCGCAAAATCAAAATCATTCACTGAAAAAACAGTGATAAAAGAAGTGCTTCCGAAAGACCGCGACAAGGTTAGAAAATCCGTCAAGAGCATGACGGTTGATGAGCGACAGGCGCGGGTTGAGGGCATGATTAAAAAACGTCTATCCGAAGGCGAAAAAGATTCCGTCACGCCACTGGTTCAAGGCTTGGCGCGTCTGTTTGTCGAACGCGGCGTGAAAGACCGCAATGAACTTTTAGACAAGGTTCACGGTGTTCTTGAATCCATTGACCCCGCCATCACCCGCGATGAAGCGATGGACGCCATCAGTGGTTATGGCGATTACAAGCAGCTTTCCAAAGACCGCGTGAGTGTCCAGTTGAGGGATTACAAGCGGCAGTATCAGATTCTTGGCGCGTTGCGGGACATGGAGGCAGGCAAGCCATCCCTGCGTTCTGGAATTGAAAAAACCAAGTGGACAGAAGAACAGGGCAAACTTTTGAAGCAGTTGAACGAGGCCAAGTTCAAGTTTCAAGTGCCAATCACTGATCCTGAAACACAGTTGAAATCCGCGCTCGACACAGCCAAAACCCGCGTCGAAGGCCAGATTAAAGAATACCAGCGGCGATTGGATGAATCCGATTTCGAGAAAAAGCCCCGCCGCGAACTTGTGCGCGACCCGAAACTTTTGGAGTTGGAATCGCAGCGCAACAAAATCAAGAACCGCTTTATCGAAGCGCGGATGGCAGCAGAGCGGGCGCAACGCAACTGGTTTCAAAAGGCAACGGGGGCGATTGCCAACCTGAATCGCGTCTCCATCTTGGGACACGTTTCTGTCCTTGAACATTTGTCCGGCGCGGCACTCGAAAACTTTGCCACCCGTCCAGTTGGAACTGCGATTGCCCAACTTATGCGATTCAGCAAGACGCTTGATGACATCCGCAGAAAAGCGGTTTATGAAGGCAGTCTTGGCGGAGAACGGGCTGGCATTGCGGGGACGCTCAAATCCTACGCCGCGTTGATGGCGAAATTAAAGACCGGCAAGAGCGAACTGGACTGGTTGCACGATGCCAAAACTTATCCGAAAGAATTTGCTCAAATCGTCCAGAATTGTCACGGCGCAATAAAAGAGCCGGTGCGTCAGGGAATTTACGCGCGCTCAATGGAGCTTCGCACGAAAGCCGCTGAAAAAATGGGTTTAGACCCGCAGCATGACGAGGTGCTTGCCAAGGTTCTTTCGCAAGAGGCATACAACGACGCCAACATGGACATCTTCATGGGCGACAATTTTCTTACGAAGGCGTTGCACAACAACGTCGGTGCGTATCTTCGCGGACAAAAGGGCGACCCCGGACTTGCAAAGTTCACAGCCGACGTGCTGGACATCTTGTTTCCAATCGTGAACGTCAGCACAAACTTGGCAATCAGAAAGTTTAGGCTGGCGGCTGGACTACCAGAGGCGGCAGTCAGAATCGGCGTAGCAAAAGCGCGGGGAGAGCTTGCCAACGGAGCGGAGAAATTGACGCCGCGCGATGCGGAGCTAATCACCCGCGCAATGAAATACGGATTATTTGGCATCGCCCTTGGAATTTACGCATGGCGAAACAAAGACCAGTTCGGCGGAATTTATGTTCCCGGCGCAAACGCTCCAAAAAATAAAAAGGTGAAAACCGGCGACATCGCCCTGCCAGATGGTATGTATTTTGACCACATCAGCCATCACTTCGCACATGGGCCAGTGGGCGGCTACATGAATCTGATTGCCGATGCTTCGCGCCTTTATGATTCAGAAGTGAAGGGTAATAAAAACAGTCCGTGGAGCGCGGCATCCGACGCGGCATTTTTTGCCATGTTCGCCGGCGTGAAAGATTTGCCAGCATTTTCAACTGTGGCGCGTCTTGCTTCTCCATTCAAAACCGCCGGTCAAAAGGCGGGTGAAATGGTTCGCAATATGTTTATTTTCGGTGGTCTACAAGATATAGCTGCACATGCAGACCAACCCAATTTGACGCTAGCAAAGTTTTTTACCGGAACACCGACTCCAAGAAGCCCAAAAACATTTGTTCAAGAAATCGAATCTGGAATCCCTGTTCTGCGCGAGACTGTGCCAGCCAAAGGCGGTCAGGCATCTGACTCCGACCAAAACGCCAGTTTTTTCCACAAAAACGCCAGTTTTTTCCACAAAAGTTTTTTCCACAAAAACGCCAGTTTTTTCCACAAAAAACCCGCGTCACCGTGAGGCAACGCGGGTGAATCCATTATCTCTGGTTCAGCCCTGAACCGCCTCGGTGAGTCCCTTGCCCCAATCTTCTTCTCCGGTTGGTGCATCTCCACCACCACCGCGCCGCGTCTTGCCGGGAGCCGCGCCTTTCAATTCCTCAATCTGCGCCTCTGCCGCCGCCAGCTTCTCATTGAGGCGGGTAATCTGCAATTTCTGAACCGCAAACGCACCGACACGCTGCCGGATATGGGCATCGCGCAGCACCTTCTTTTGAACGAAGTCGGCGCGGTCTGCCGCCTTGATTTCCGCATCAAACACTGACAAGGCGTGTTTTCTGGCTTCCACCGCATCGGCGTCCGTCGGGTCGTCTTTGTAATCGGCAACGGATTCAGCCAGTTTCGAGTTTGTTTCCTTCCACTTGGCAACCACGGTTTCGCGCTCTTTCACATGGTTGGCGACTTCCTGCTCGTTGCGGGTTTTGAACTGCGCTTTTTCTTCCTCAAGCGCAGCGGCGCGGGCGGTATCCAAGTCCAGCAGCTTCTCGCGCAGTTGCAGGACATAGTTTGCCGTCGTGCCGAAAAGTGCGTTGGCCTGTTCAATCGCCTTGCCGACTGGCAACTGGTAGATGGCGGCAAAATCCTGCCATGTTGCGGCACGGGTCGTTCCATCATCGGGATTGGTTACAGACAACTCGGTGATCTGCTTCCGGGCGCGCTCGGCGGCGGTGCTGAACGGTTTCTCGAACTTCTCTTTGAATTCGGGGCTGGCTTCCTGCTTGGCAGCGCGCAACTCCGCAAGGGCGGCGTCACGCTCTTTTTCAACCGCCGTTAACCGTCCGGTCAAAGCCGTGGTGTCCTTGCCCGCCGCCTCGTATTCGGCGATTTTCTTTTCAAGCGCGCTCTTGGCAGTCGTGGCGGTCTGCGATTCGAGCTTCAAAGCCTTCACGCGCTCGCGCAGTTCCTTCGGCGCGAGCTTGTCAATGTCGTCCAGTGGGGCGGTGGTCGCGGCGGCGGGCTTTTCGCCCGGCTTCGGAGCGGCGGCAGGCGCGGCCTTCTTTGGCGGTTCAAACGGGTCGTCGCTGGCGGTTTCAGCCGGCGTAGATGGCGGCGCGGCGGCGGATGGGGTTGGCGCAGGCGCGGCGGTAGGTTTCGGTTGGGCGGCAGCGGCAGGCGCGGCAGGCGCACCACCAGCGGTCGCTACGGGGTCGAGGAGCAGGCGATTCAGTTTCATTTTGTTTGTTCAGTTTCAACGGTTTTACGGTGGACTTCCAAATCGTGATTCAGGCCGGGCTTGGCAAATTCAGGCCCAGCGCTGTCCTTCTGTGAAAGTGTCAGCAACACTTCCTTGAAAAATAAAACACCGGCTCTTTGCTGCGAGTCTGGGCAAGCCTCAAGCGTCACGGCGGCGGCATGAAGCAGCACGGCGTCAAATTTTGGATCACCAGCGATGGATGCCCACCATTCGGCGAGTGGTTTTTGATTAAGAAACTGATTTTTAGCGTCCATAATTTTTTCTGGTATTTTTGATTTGTTGCTCTTTTGTACCCCATCTAATGTTTTTAGTCCATCCGTTTTTTAGACATTCAAGTTTTCTCATAAATCATATTGGGATGTAGGTGTCAAACTGGTCTGCAATGCGCGGTAGGACGGTGAATACTTTCAACTGCGGAAAGGTATGGAACGCCAGCGAAATGTCAATGGGCGCATAAACCTTGCGCTGCGTCCGCAACATCACTGGCAGGGCTTTCTTGGCGATGATGCTGGCGTGGCCGCACATCGGCCAGCGCACGTCAAAAACCTCCCCGGCAATATGCTTGGTCGGTTTCTTATCGCAACAGCATGAGCCAAGCATGAGGATGTCGAAGTCCGGCGGCGCATCGCGCAACGCGCGCTCGGTGCGTTCACGCCAGTCAGGTGCAAACTTTGCATCCCATTCGAGCGTGAGAAAGTGTGAATCTGGCAGCAGGTTTAGCGCAGACCAAAGCGAATAAAAACTCAACCAAGAGGCAACCGGCTTTGCGCCGATGCAGTAGCCGCTGCCAGGATTATCAACCTCGTAGGTGTGGGTTGTTACCAGACCGGACAGGTTCGCGTTGAAGCCGTTGAATTCCTCGGCGTCAATTCCGACCTCGCGGAAGTGGTTTTGAATCGCCAGTGTGCGTTCCGGCATTTCTTGAAGCGTCACGACGAACGGACGGATGTTGTAATCTCCAATTTTCATTTCTGCACCCTCGCAGGGTTTCCAAAAACGGTTGTTCCATCTGGCACGTTCTTGGTGACTACCGCGCCCATTCCCACAACGCAATCGTCGCCGATGGTGATGCCGTCCCGAATCATTGCGCCCAAGCCAATCGTTGTTCGGCTACCGATCTTGACGCGCCCGCCCGTAATGACGCCTGGGCAAAGGTGTGAGTAATCACCAATGCTGGAATCATGCTCCAAGATTGCGCCCGTGTTGATGATGCAGAAGTTTCCAACAAATGAATTATTTCCGACCACGGAATTAGCCGCCAAAAACGTGCCGACACACTCAAGGTTCGCGTGAGTTGCCGTTGGATGGATGACATTGACAAAATTAAAGTTGCTGCCAGAGAGCTTTTCACGGATGGCGTTGTCGCCGATGGCGGCGTGGGCAAACAGGCGCGACCAATCTTTTTTCGGATCGCCGACCGGATAGCCGTGCCGCATCGTGCCTACGGCGTAATGCTCGTCAAGCACACCACCGATGTCGAACGACTTGCCGCGCTTGATGGCGGCAATGACAACACCCGCATGACCGCCTGCGCCGAGGATGACGATTCTCATGGGATTTGATTATACACCGCAAATTGTGAAAGCAACGGGTAGGGGATTTTCTTGTCCTCGTTCTGAATCTTTGTGCCGTCAAGGTTGTAAAACTGCTGGATGAGCAGAAGCCCCTGCGCGGCGATCTGCGGCATCATGTAGCAGTTCCGGCCAATCATCGTGAACTTGTCCACATGATACGAACACTCATCACGGCCAGAGTTGCGCGCTTTCTTGAACCATTTGTAATCCTCCTCATTGTCGCAGAGAATCGCGCCGCCTTTGCCGAGCTTCAAATGCTTGTAAGCACCCGTGAACGAAATGCACATGAGTTGCCCCGGCAAATACATATCGGCGGTGAACCGCAGCGCGGAGTCCCAGATGCGCGTCGGCACAAGCGGATACATTCCGACGATGCACTTGCCATCAACGTGTGACCAATCAACCCGCGCGCCGGCCAGAATTATCTCGCACGGCACAGATGGATAGGTGCGTTCAGGAATGGTGATGGTCTTGCCTTTGACCTTCTCGCGCATGAGGCAAAGCCAGAGCGCATTTGAAGCATTATCCACCGCGACGGCGTAGGGTGCGCCAGTGTAGCGGCACAATTCGGCTTCAAACATTTCAGTCACGATATGCGGGCCTTGCGCGCTCATAGATTCAAGTCCTTCTCCGAAATTTTCACCAGCATCGAAGCAGAATCGTTGCACCCGCAACTAGCGAGCCATCCGCCTTCATGCTCAATCGCGCCGCAAACAAAAACCACATTCGGCTTGTGATGATGCCGCGACGTATCGCCGCCGAGTTCCGACCCGCGCAAGATTGGACGCTTCGACACCGCGAGCATTTGAAACGGCGGCTCGGCCTTCATCAGCATCGCTCCCAGATAATACCGATGGCGCAGGGGTGGCATTTCGTTCCGCATGGATGAATGAAAAAACCGAAGCAGTTTTCCTTGATACGGCAGCGGCACAGTCCCTCCTCGAATCTCGCCGAACGGCCAGCGCAACCCAGGAGTTTTCATTTCTCGCTTGTCCGCTGGCGTGTAAATCACCTGTTCGGGGATGTTGCGATAGATGATGTTCAGTTCATCGCCCCACGGCAGCGGCAGATGATTCTTTTCCATCGTCTGACGGTCGGGCAACCAGTATTCAAAGGCGTCGGATGCGCGCCAATGGTCGGGCTTCGCCAGCTTGATGCACTTCGTCGAGGACGCCGGAAACGTAGGCCATGTTGACGAGACATAGCAAATCCAAAGCTCTTTTTTCCAGACAAAGGCGCGGGCATCTTCACAGGAATTGTCATCGCGCAAATCCAACTCTTGATTGCTGGTGACAATGAAATTGTCATCAAGTTCGGCGATGGCAAGCTTGGTCGCCGCCGTGGTGTCAGGATGGAAACGATAGACCATGAGCAGCTTTCCTTGAAACCGAATGATGGAGGGGTTGTAAGCACCCGCGAACAATCCTTCAACAACCGTCGTCGGCAACTGCTCGGTGACGGCAGGCCATTGGGAAACGATGTTGTGCTTGGCAAGGAAGGCGTCCATTTCGCGCTTGTTATGCACGATGCGCGGCGGAACGAATTGTGTTTTAATTTCAGACATTCCGGTAAATCCCTCCGATTTCTTTTGCTCCATTCATCTTGAATAATTCCAGCAAGACCCTGCTCCAATACGAATCAGTCCCCATTACCATGTCTGGAATTTCTGGGAGTATTTTCTGCCAGAATTCGACCGGAGCGGCAAATAGGTCAACGCAGGGAAAGAATTCGTCGTTGCCTTTTTTGTCTCGGTTCATGCGAAAAGCGTAGCAGGGATACGGAACATTAAATAAAACATCCTGCGTATCTTCTCTTGTTAAAACGGCGTAATCATCCTCACAAACTTGAAGAAACATTCTAATTGCGCCGCGCAGCATCGGAAAATGCTCTTTGTCTTGCAGGCAGTTTGCAGAATCCCGAAAACAAGCCCCAGGCTGAATTGCAAAGTGCTTAATGGTATCACCCTTTTTCAACCCACCATGATAAGCGTGGAAAAATCTGGTTTCTAAACCTATGTCATCAATCGCCGTGAACAACTCCAAAGCGCGTTTCGGAAAATCAACATACCGGCAATGAAAGTGATGCGAAGGACGCCACGCCGAACCGTGCCAATAAAGCGGCTCGCTCTGAATCAGCGCCATCACCGGCAGCGTCGGCACGGCATACGCCAGATGCAGATGCGCCGTGTCCACCGTCACAATGCAATGCGCGGCCTCATAAAGCCCAAGCAGATCATAAAACCTTTCGGCCTTGATGGTCGTAAGGTCAATAATGTTGAAATTCGGATAGTTGATTTGCAGAATCTTCAAGAGCAAATCGCGGTAAGGGAATGGCGATGAAACCGAGTCTGCGGCCACGAGCAGTATCTTTTTCTTCTTGCCCGCACCAAACCAGCCCTTCGGCATCCAACCTTTTTCCCGCTCTTTGTCCCTCTTATCGAACACCAGTGGCAGCTTGCCCCAATCCTTGAGCATCCCAGCCAGCTTCCATTGCTCGCGGTTGTGCGCGTCCGTCGCCGCGTGTTTTTGGCCTGCCGGCTCGTAAGCGTATTTCAAGACTACATCCTTCGGCGCGTTGGTCTGCGTGACGACGACATTGGGGCAAAGTTTCTTGGCCTGCTCGAACGCATCTGGAATTTCCCACGGATTTCCGTCGAAAACAATTTTCTCGACGTAGGAACAACCGTCGAGGACGGAAGCGAATTCGGCGCAGGCCATGATGCCGACTTTCAAACCCTTCTGGGAGTCGGCGTAGGCCATCGGCAAAATGGAAACCAAATCGCCAGTTTTCGAGAGTTGAAGGTAAATCTTGTCCATCAGTTACTCGCTGGTTTTGTTGTGCCAGAATCCGAACCAGCCACGCCTGCCAGCGGTTGCGGCTGGAACAGCTTTCCGTCGGTGTCACAAGGCGCACCCTTCTCACGCACATGGCTGCACGGCACAAAGAACGGTTCGCCCATGACAACATCGAGAAGTTGAAATTTTCGGCAGCGCGGTTGGTCGTCCTTGGCGGCGGGGACGAAGTAAGCGCAGTTTTTGCAGAATGGTGGTGTTTTGTTTTCCATAGATTATTTCGGTTCGGGGTTTTCGGCCATGCGGCGGCGAAGTTCGTTGATTGCGTAACGTCCGACGGGACGACCGCTTTCCCATCCCTCGTAGGTTCGCTGGCTAGCGCCGAGGATTTCGCCCATGTTCTTTTGTGGCCTTGCGCCGCGCCACTTTTTCAACTCTTTTGCGAACGGAGTTAATTTCATTTCGGCGACTATCACGCAAACTGCGTAATCATGCAAGTGGTAATTTTGGGAATCGGTGGTAAATCTGAATTCAGAGCAACGTAGCAGTCGCCGTTCTTGCTCCGGCAAAAGGTAGAACCGGACTCCACCACCCGGACAGGCAAATTCCCGAAAAACAACCGCCATGCTCGCGCATAGGCACAACCAAAAGCAAATTTTATGGCATTGACCTCAACACAGTGTAGCCAGTTCAACGACTATCTCGGTCGCCGCCCCTATCCGTGGGACAAGCGCATCGCCAAAGACCGTTACCCGCAGGAATTCATCTACGCGGGTATGTATTCCACGAAGAAGTGGGATAATTTCACCGAGACGCAAACACTCTGGGAACAGGTTCACGTCGCCCGTGCGAATGACCCCGGCCTGTGGGCGCAGTTCTTCACCGACCCGTGCCTGGGGACTCCGTGCAAAACGGACATCCGCTACATCGGCCACGGCGTCACGCAGAAGAAATTCGGTCGTTACCGGCAGGAATACCGGACTTCCGTGTTCTGCCTCGACCAACTCAACTCCATTGAGGAAGCGCCGGCAAAGCTGGACATCATCGTGGCCGGCTACAAGAACATCCCCGAAGAAGTCGCGGGCGGTTTCATCCGGCAGTTGTCACTCGTGAACGCCGGGGCAGTTTCCGAGGGCGGCGGTCTGTTCCTCGCGGGTCTGGCCGACAGCTCTGGCAACCCGGTTGCCATTGACTTTGATGCCTCGCTGCTCGCCATCAGTCACGGCGGCAACGCCGGCACGGACAACGGAATGTTCATCAACCTCAACGCCAATGGCGCGTTGACATCGCTCGTCACGAGCGGCGTCATTTCAGCGGCTACGACCGCCGCCCTCGTCGCCAAGATGGGGCAGTTGACGATGGAATACCTCGCCAATCAGCAGGAAGATTTGGCGATTGCCGGCTATCACGACCAGAAAATGTCTGTGGGCGGCAAGTTCGAGATCACGATGGACGGCACGACCAGCCGCAATCTCACGTCGGCGAATCAGGCGTTGACCGCGCTCTACAAGGCGACGGACTTCACCAAGACTGGTCAGTTCTACGGTTTGGGCGTTCAATCCGGCTGCGGCGACTGGCTTTTCAAGCGCGACAATATGCAGATGCGTTTCGCGTTCCGGGCCGATCTGGACGGCAAGAAGCTGGACAGCGGTTCGCTGGCGAACGCGGTCTGGCTGGAACAGGTTCAGCCGTTCGAGAACATCGCGGCCACCTTCGGCATCAAGCCGCGCCCGAACGCCCGCTGGAAGTCCGCTCCGGTGCGCCTCTACCATTGCTACAACCGCGATGCGCGCGAGGTTTATGTCGGCGACATTACTTCGGTCAACTCCGAAATGAAGTTCGGCCTGGCTCGCTCGTTCATGGGCAAATGGTCTTGGAAACATCCCGATTACTTCGTGGCCGTTGACCCGCTCACCGGCTCAAACTGCAGTTACGACAACGTGAAGCAGAATCAGGGCTTTTTCCTCGCCGAATACGACTTGGGCTGCAAAACGCTCTATCCGAACATCGAACGATGGATCATGGCGCTCGGCGAAGCCACTCCGTATGTGCGCCGTCCGAACACCGTCACGCCGACCACGGCTCCGGCGAGCAAGACGGATTACCAAGCGTTGCTGGCCTACAACGCGCATTGCGCGGACAACCCGACTTATTGGGGTGATTCGAGCATCGCGGAGCAGATGGAGTCGGATTACAACCCGCTCCTGCCGGACAACGATTGAGCGACGGTCAACCTTTGGGCGGGCTTGGGTGAACCAAGCCCGCCGTCAACCAATTCAAAAATATGATGACCGACAATCAAACGGGCGACGACGCTGGGGCAGCTTTGGCCGCTCCTGCTGCACCGGACGCCAGCGGCGGAAACACCTGCACCGTTCCGGTGGACTTGCTGCCAAACGCCAAGGTTGGGGACGAATTCAAGGTGCAATCCATCGCGGACGGCAACGTAACGCTCTCTTGCGAGGCGGCGGATGACGAAAGCGGTGAGGATTGGGGCAAGGGTCTGACACAGGCCGCTGCGCCCGGAGAGGAGGGGATGTAACATGGCCTTTGGAGCAAAAACACTTGTTGCTATTTCCGCGCCATCAATTCCACCAACGAGAACGAGCGCGGACAATCTGCTGACGGACATCGCCAAGTTCAATGCACTCACGTTGATTGAAAAGAAAGCCATCATGGTTCTTTGCTTGGCAGCAGAAGTAAATGCCACGCAGAGCATCGGCAACTACTCTCCGGCGTCTGGCTCAAAACTTGACGCATTGATGCAGGATTCAAATGCTTACATTGGCAACGTGCCAACCTCGGACTTGCTTTCGGCGCAGGCGGCAATCATGTGGCAAAACTCGGCGAGTGGTTTGTCGAGCGACATTGACACTCTACGCGGGCAGGTTCAAGGGCTTGTTCAATACAGCGAGGAAGAACTTGACCGTTCGCTGCTTTATTTGCGCTTGCTGAACGTATTCTAATTTATGGACGCCGCCACCCTGCTTTCTGGTGCGATGGCAGGCGGCGCGGACGGATTAAGCCCGCGCGACTGCCTGCTTTGTCTGGCCTACGATTACGCCGGCGGAAACTCTGCGGCAACACAGCTTGCTACCGCCGTCGCCAGCGGATGCGACAGACTTTCAGACGGCGATTTACAGAAATGCCTGGCTTCGGTCTTGAATCCTTAAAACTATGGACGCCACAACCACACTCGCATCGGCCATCAGCAACGGTTACGACCGTCTCTCTGACCGCGATCTGAAACTCTGCATCCTTCAAGGGGCTTCTGCTGGCGGTGGCGGCACGGGTGCAACATTCGGCAACTATGCCGGCATTGCGCCCAATTTCACACCTAGCGGGGGAACCGGGCTGGCGGTGGACACTTCAAACGGAACAATCTGGTCTTATTACAACGGTGCTTGGCATTGATTTTATGAAAACATTCTTTTTTTTTATCTCGGTTTTGTTGATGCCGGTTCTCGCTGACGCGGGGGTTGTGCTGAATACTCTGACCACAAACGCCAACCCTTCATTTGGAATTCAATCGGCTGGTGGTCAAGTTTATTCAACCAACTTCTTGACTGTTGCTCCTAATGGGATTTTGGCTACCGCTGCCCGTAATGGTGCGCCTTATCCAAATCTGTCAAGTGCGGTAAGCAACGCGCTAAATTTTGATACCATTTATGTGAATGGGATAACCAGTGACACGAATATGTGCGTGTTCACAAGTCAGAGCAATGCAATCATTTTTAACAACGCGGCGAGAATTAACTACAACGGTGGTTCTTTTAATGGTGGCTCTTACGACTCGTTCTGCTATCTAAAGTTCGTCAACGGACTTCGAGTTTATTACGCCGACATAGAGCCTGTGGATTTCGGCCACTATTCAACGGTTACAGGGCCATTTACCAACGGTGTCGGAACAACGAATGTTTTGTTCTACGGATGCAAGCTCGTGGGGGTTGCTGATACGATTTACGACCGTTCGGCTAAACTTCAAAAGAATGTGGTGTTTGACTCCTGTTGGTTAGAATCGCAGTATGATATGTTTGCTACTTTTAATTCTAGTGGCTTTATCTCTAACCCAAACTCAGATTATACGTTTAAGAACTGCGATGTTGTGTTAAATACGAATTGGGGTTCTAGTATTGGTGACAAAGCTTGTTTTCGCAATAATGGAGCAAGTGTAAGTGTTCTCATTTCAAGGATTCACGCTTCAAACACAGGAACAAGTGTTGTGCATTCATTTGTAAATGATGCTTATACAAGCTCTAAACTAACAACACTAAACAACATTCTTTATGTAGAGACTAATTCGGCGGCAACTTCCTATGACGACTTTACTTTGCTTGGTGGTTTTGGCGACCCTATTAACACCACGGCAGGGGGTAATCTACGCACAGACGGACAGCAACTTGTATTCAACAACGCTGGTTTCGAGACGATTCTTTTCCTTCCGTCTGCTTTTGGTGCGCTGTCATTCCCAATGGCGGATGTCAACTCTGGTCAGTGGCTAATGCTTCCGGCGACTGATGGTAATGGTAGTTTTATGATTACAAACGCACCAACGCCAACGGGCGGAAATCCTGCGATGTTGTTCGCTTTTGCCAACCCTTCTGCGGGGACTATCAATTTTGGCGGTGGAGCGGTATTAAGTGGCAATGGCAACAGCTTTACCAATCTAAACGCGAGCAGCCTTGCGAGCGGCAGCGTTCTCCCCGCCCGTCTCGACGGCGTGAACCTGAATCTTGGCATCGTTAACGCCGCGAGCGGAACCTTTACGAACACATTCACCAATCGCGGCACGGTCTATCTGCCGACGAACACCGCGCCGTTCGCCACCGCATCAAACCCGACCAATCAGTTCACCACGGGAGTCATCTATACAAACCTGCCGATGCAGACCGTCCTGCGTGGCGCGGCGGTGCTGACCGGCGCAACGGCTGGAACGGCCAACATCACGCTCTGGCATACGAACAACGGCATCGGCTATCCCGTGCCGATGCAGCAGGGCGCGGGGCTTGCGTTCACCAGCGGCACGATGATAACCTTTTTTGAACCCATGTCGCCGAACGACACCTTTCAATTCGTCGCCGCGATGGGGACGGGCGCGAGCGGCTATATTACAAACGTCGTTTTGTGGAAAGTGCCATGAGAATCTTTTTTTACACACTTCTACTCGCGGGTTTTTGCGTTCGGGCGCAGACGAACTTTCAAGACCTGCTCGACAACGGCGTTCCAAAGACGCGGATGCCTTGGATGCCTGCCTCGGCAACCGGCGATATGTCCACCGCCACGAACCTGATTCATTTCCTGGTGATTCAGGTCAACGGCGATTATACCGTCACGGCGGCGGAGGCGAACGCCATGTGGACGACGAACGTGATTTACAAGGTGAACACCGCTGCGAGCAACATCGCGCTGACATTTCCAGCGACATTCCCGAACACGTTCAAGGCCATCAACGCCGGAACGAATCAGGCGATTATGACGGCGGCGAACGGCAACACCTTTATGCTCGCGCCTGCGGGCGGCGGAATCAGCTACATGACGACGCTTGTGAACAAGGACGTGCTGAAGTGTCAGGAGTTCTTCATGTTGACGGCGACGAACTGCGTCGTGAGCGGAGATTTCCGTCCGCTGCCGAACTTCATCTACAACGTGACGAACAACCTGCCGCTGCTGACCGCGCTGGCCGCAGGCGATGGGAGCGCGCTGTCGGGCGTGACGGCGGCTGTTCCCGCTTCGGCCACGAACCTTTTTCTGATTACAATTCCGGTGTCCGCCACGAACCTGTTTTTAATCACCATCCCAACATCGGCCACGAATCAATTCCTCGTCACGATACCGACCGGCGCGACGAACAGCTTCCTTGTCACCGTGCCGTCGTCCGCCACGAACCAGATGACGCGGACGAATGACGCGACTTGGTTTGACGCGAAGGGCGCGGCTACGGCCAGCACGAACGGGTTTCCTTGGGGAAGCCTCTACTACGGCGCGGCCAATCCAAGCGGGTTTATTTCCACCGTCCCGGCGTCCGCCACCAACACCTTCACGCGGACGTTCAGCACGAACTTCGTTTCCGGCGTGCCGTTCACGAACAACTACGGGCGCGAGATTGATGTCAGTGTGGTAGTCACCAACATCTGCCCGCCCGCCGCCATTGGACGTGCGGGCATGGAATTGTGGCTGGCCTACACCAACGGCGGCGTGTTCGTCGCGGTGGATTCCCGCGTGGTCGGGACGTTCGCCTTGAGCCTCGGCAGCACGAACCAGGTTCTCCTCAAGACGAGTGTGCCGACGAACGGCGTCATCGTGTTCACGAACTTGTCCAGCGGCGGCAACAACAACGCCGTGCTGCGGAACAACAGCGGTCAAATCGTCATCAAATGAATCTCCACAACTCACACAACGTCCAGCCGAAGTCGCTGTCCGTGACGGGCTGGTGCGTCATCGTCGGCCTGATCCTGCTCTGCCTGATGGCGAAGTCGCAAGGCCAGCCGTATTCCGAAAGCAATCCGCCCGTGCTGCCGGACGTTAAAATCTCGCCGGGCGCAGTCGCCACGAACGGCGCGACAGTGGAACAGGTGATGGTCGTCGGCTTCACCAAGACCGTCCGCAACGTGCCGGATTCGGAAAAGAAACAGGTATTCATCCGCTACTTCGGTCACGTCCCCAAGAACCCCGGCGCTTTCGAGATTGACCACATCATTTCCTGCGAACTCAACGGAAGCCAGTCGGTTGAAAACCTTTGGCCGCAATGCTATTCTGGCGTCTGGAACGCGCGCGTGAAGGACCATCTGGAAAACGTCCTCGCGGCGAACGTGCGGAAAGAACTCGCGGCGAACGGACACGACGCGGCGGAAAAACTCTTGATTCGTTACCAGCAAGAGGTTTCAAATAACTGGACGAACGCCTTCGCCAAATACGTCGGCGACCCGACGAAGGCAAAAACCAAACACGGAAAGGCAACCGAATGAAAATCTCGTTCGCAAAATCGCTGCTCATCGTCATCGCCTGCGGCTTCATGGTGGTTCGCGGTCTGGCGGAACTTGGCAAAAATCACCGAGAAATATGACAACTGATATGCAACAACCAAGGGATAAATTCGAGGAGAGCGTGATGACCATGTTGGTCGGATTTGGAAACAAGCTGGACGATTTGCAAAAGGCCATATTTGCCGTCGAAAAGGTTTCAGCGACATCAACCCGCGTTGACAACATCCGCATGGAAGTTCAAGCCGAGAAAGAGGAGCGCCACAAACTAGAGCGACTCATCGAAATGCGCCACGCCGAGCTTTCAAAAGAGGCAGCGGTTGAGATCGCAAAAATAAGAACATTTGTTTGGGGCGTTGGAATGGCGTGGACATTTGTTTGCGCCATCGTCGTCGCCGGTTGGGCAATCTACACCTACACGCACCCGCATCCGTGAGCGAAGAATCACACATCAAGTCCGGCGCGCTGACGAAGCTCGGCGAACTACTGGCCGACGCCGTAGGTCACTGGCTGGCGAAGGTTCTCGGCATCTTGCTCGTGCCGGTGGCTACTGGCTGGTTCGCCAGCCATCATGCCGTCGAGGCCGCGAAGGTGGACGCCGCCGTGACCGCGACCAACGCCGTGCAGAACGTCTGGCCTGCACTCGTGGGCGAGCATATCATGGCGGAACACGAAACCATTTGGCGTCACCATGACGAGTTCGTGGCGTTTACGAACTCGGTCAGCGAAAGACTGAAAACAATCGAAACAAAAATACCATGAAAGCATTAAACCAGTATGAAAAGAGAAATCGCATTTTTAGCAGCCGTGCGGCTACCATTTTATTTCTTCTCGTGGCCATCATCGTCGCGCTTCCGCTTACCTGCCCAGCGCAGGAAGCCAACTCCATTGCCGCCGCAGGCGCAACCCACATCCCGCCAAACGTGAAGGCCGACCTTGTGAAGCTATTCAGCGACATCCTCGACTCGGTGAGTTTTACCGGCCTTGGCAGCGCGGGCTTCCTCGCATGGGTGTCCGCTCGCTTCCTGCGAAAAGGCATCCCCGACAATTTACAGAACGGGATTCTCGGCGCGGTCTTGAAACACGCTGCGCTTGAAATCAATCCGCAGACCAAACCACAAACACCGGACGCTCCGGCACAGACAACCAAAACAACCACATGAAAAAAACCATCGCAATCCTCACCCTCGCCATGCTCGCCGTCGCAGGCTTCGCGCAATCCAATCCAAGCGCGTCGTTCACCGGCGCAGTTCAACAGTTCAGCGAAGCCGTTACCAGCGCGACCAACTGGACGGCCATCGCCGGCTATGGCCGCTCGACGGCTGGAAACAAGAATGTCGCGTTTGCAGACGTGGCCTACAACTTCAACCAGAACGTCGGCATCGTCATCGGTTACGACTATCTCTGGGCGAAGGGTCAATCGCAGGCCAACGTCGTCAAAGGCGGCGTCACTCTGTCCGCAACCGTCCATCCGTTCGCGTTCCTCGGCTCAACATTCGCCACGAACATCGTCGCCACACCGTTCGTCGCCGACCTGCTGGCCACGCCGAAAAACAATTCTGGCATCGGCAACATCATCACCACCGGCATCAACTTCGATGTCTATTCTTTCAAGAACTTTGAACTCGGCGCAGGCGTCCAAATGGAACGCCGCTACGGTCAAGGCTATTGGAACGGGAATTACTGGCTCGGACATATCGGTGTCACCCGTAAGTTCTGAACCAAAAATGCCCGTCACCGCGAAATAGAGAGCGCGGCGACGGGCAATCTCTAATGAATCCTCCGTTACAATACGAGCGCGGCTACAAGTATCAGGTTTACGCCGACTACGGCATCCAGACCGCCATTAAGGGTTACGACGTTCACGAGGATTTCTTCTCACTCGACAAGAGCGGCTGGATAATCGTCAAGCGCGGTTACGCATGGGACGGCGCGAGCGGGCCGACGATTGACACAAAGAGCAGCATGGTCAGTTCGCTGGTGCATGACGTGTTCTACCAGTTGCTCCGCGAAGGACACCTGCCGCACGACCCTTGTTTCCATATCGCCAACGAAGAGTTGCGCCGACTGTGCGAGAATGACGGAATGTGGCGATGGCGGGCGACGATGTGGTTCGACTTCGTTGAACAGTTCGGCACGGCGTTCGCCGCCGTCCAGCCGGACAAGGTATTCACCGCGCCCTGAAAGCGGAGTGAATCACTCTCGCTAGAGCACTTTTTTACATCCAAACGCACGATAACTGGTATCGCGGTGACATCGAGGAATCGTTTGACAACGGCCTGACGTGGCACCGGATTGCATCCACATCTTTTTCGGTTGCCGATGCCGCGAAGTAGTCGCGGAGAGACATTCCCGGCGCTGTTGTCGTCATTTGATTACCTCGAAAAAGTCTTTCATTGATCTTACAACTTCGTAACGGTAGCCAGACAATTCTGCGGCCAACTTGAAACCGGCCTGCTCCGGCGTCAGTTTGCCGAGCCGTGTTTTGCACTCGATAAATAGAGCCTTCGCGTTTGGCGGATAGATTTGGAAATCGGGAACGCCCTTCGCCGTCGTCGCAGCCTTGTCCATCCTGGAATGGATGTAAAGCCAGCGACGGCGTTTCAATTCAGCTTCGATGTCGTCGTGCAGCGGGCGTTCGCGTTCGACCGGCGATTCGGAGGGGGCGGCTCTGCGGCTTCGCATCATTTCGTATTCGGCGGTTGTGATTGGCATGACGGCATCCTAGCCTTTGGCTTTTCTGGGCGCAAGAAAAAAAACAACTTTTTTGTTGACGCACCGCTTTGGCTCTGGCATAGTCGCGTTGTGAAGAATAATCCACTAAAAGAAAAGATCAGGTTGCTGCGCGTGAAGGGTGTTCCGGTGATTGTAAAGACCCACCTTGACCGGCTCAACTGCCACAACTACGCGCGCCAGTTCAACGTCGAAATCAAAACCATCCGGCGACTGTCGGGCGGCATTGAAATCCACCGTGTTAAATGAGCGACCATCTTCAACAATCGTTCGACCGAGCGCAAAGGCAATACGACGCGCAGATGCCAGACGAGCCGCGCATGAAGGAGTGTCCGAACTGCGAAGGCGCGGGAACGGTGGAGATTGAGGCGCATGACGGTGTGCGCGAAATGCCGTGCCGAGTTTGCGACGGAGACGGTGAAGTCGAGCAGACCGCAGACGACGCCATTGACCGCGAGGCTGACGCCGCAGATCACCTAAACCAAATCGAAAAGGACGGACAATGAAAACTGATTTCCCATTCCACCACTCATACATCGAAAACGAAATGGCCGTGCGCCGCGCCGTCGCCAAGAAAAAACTCGCCATCATCGGGCTGTGTGTGGCGTCCACCGGCATTGGATTCGTCTTGGGAGTCGTTTTTGCTTGGGTATAACGCTCCTCGAAAAACCTATGAATACCGCACGTTCTGAAACCTCACAAGAAACCAGTCAATGCGTATGAACAAACCAGCCGAACAACCATCCCTCGAAATCGCCCACCTTGAAACCGGCGCGCTGGAAAAACAATCCGCGCAAACCGAAACTGAACGGATGTTCGCCATGATTGAGCGCATGGCAACCGACCCGCAGGTTGACCCGGCAAAACTCCGAGAGATTCTGTCCGTCAAACAGGCATGGGAAGCCGACGAGTCCCGAAAGGCTTTTGCCTCGGCGATGGCAAAGTTTCAATCGCTCTGCCCAATCATTGAAAAGCTGGATACGGCGAACGGGCGCGGTTACGCGCGTCTTGATCGGATTCACCGCGAGACTCGTCCGCTTTTGCGCGATTGCGGGCTTTGGTTTTCTTGGACGGTTTGCGAGGAACGCGATGGCGGCTTGATTCACCTTGAAGGCATCTTGGGTCATTCCAGCGGGCATCAAGTCCCATGCCGCCAGTTGATTTCACTCCCCGACAAGATTTCCGGCACGAACGCCGCGCAACGTGCCGGAAGCGGACAGACATACGCGAAGCGTTACGGGGAGCTTGCAGCATTGAATGTCGTCACAGGCGATGACAACGACGGCAATTCGCGCAAGGAGCGTCCGGTAGGGCCGGCAGCGCGTCCGGCGGCTAACCCGTCCGCGCCCTCTGCGCCACAAAAAGAAACTTTTGAAGAATTGAAGAAAAAGCTGTCGAAAGAGCTTTGGGACTTACTCAAGCCGACCGTCAGCCAAGTCGCCGGCTGGAATCCAAAAACGTGGGACGGCCACAATCAGTGGCTATTCCGCGAGGACATCTTGGACGGCGGAATTCCAGAAGTCATGCCCGATCTGAAACCGGAGCGGATTGCGGCGGTTATCGGGCTGGTGAAGGAGCGGATTTAACGACCCAAGCTGACGACGTGAATTGAAACCTGCGGCTCAATCGGCCCACTCCGATTGTATTGTTAGCGAGCAACGACTATGAAAAAGACCATAAAAAAAGAAGTTCGGTTCTGCGACAAATGCGGAAAGGAATACTCATATCCAGACGCCTGCATGAAGTGCGGGACGGAAATGTGCTACGAGTGCAAACAGAAACACGGGAAGTCCTACAACCACGCCATCTACCTTCAAGGCAGTGGAGACGGCTTCTACTGCAATCCGTGCGATGCGAAACTGACCGCCGCCGGAACTGACAAACGCCACAACGCCTACCGCGCCATCAAATCCCTGAAAGATGAACTGGAAGCGTGGCACACCGACTTCAAAAAACGCCAAGAGGCAGCCGAGAACGCGGTGAAGGCTCTTGCTCGCTAACGCAGACTTGAGTGGCGCGAAATAAAATCTATGACAACCCCTGACGTTTCCGAAAAACTGAATGCGCTAATCGCGTCCACTCCAAGGACGGGTTCGGCATCACCAGAGCGCCTCCAACATCTGGGCACAGTCCTGCGAATCAGGCTCAATCGCATCGCTGAAACCAGCGACACAAATAAAATCTGGCTCGAAGCCCGCGAATCTCTTGAAGTCTTGCGCCAACTCGAAGCTGTGATGCCGAACGCTCCGCATGAGCGAACCCCGGACAAGTGACGTATGAAAACCAAAAACTCTCTCGCAAATGCCACCTACACCGATGAACGAACCTATCTGCATAAAATGCAAAACACCAATGTCGCCAGTCCCGAAGCAAACGGGCATCTTGGCAAACGCGACATTCACAGTCACGGGCTTCCGGTGCGAAAACTGCGGTCACTGGAATAATCTCAAACGCAGAAAACAGAAGCAGCCCAACACCAAGCTCACAGATGCCGGGACTGTGAGCGTGAAATTGGATGAGACGTAATCCCGGCATTCTGTGCAGCTTTTCGTTAGCGTGTCGCGCCAAAGAATCTCGAAAAAAAATGTTGCGTAGCATGGTAGAAAGATGTAGCATGGTAGGACTATGACAAAATTCTGTTACAAGAAACTATCGGAAAACGAACTGCACGAAATGGCGTTACTGCTATCTCGTGCGATTCACAACGAACAGGTCGGCATCGAAACTGAAAGCCCGGACGGTAAAAATCCCGGCTTCATCACGAAACAGCTATTCGGTGTGTGTGACGGCATGGAAGATACTACCATCCTCATCCAGCCCGAAGGCTTGAAGTGGCTGTGGGTGCGATATATGGGTGCGAAAGGCGGAAAAGCCAAGGCCGCGAAAACAAAGAAGCGTGACCGCGCACGCTAACGACAAGCTCACGCCATGACTACCGCGCCAACAGCGTCCGCCTCGCCGAAAACCGTCAACGCGGTAGTCATTGAGCGTGCAGCGACTGGTTCGCCATTTCGGGTGCGACTCTCTCGCAAGCGCGGATGGAGGATGCCGGAAAATACTGTGGTCGTGTCGAAGCCGAGCGTGTGGGGAAATCCATTCTGGAAAGGTTTCGGCTGCCGGATGAGCGCGGCCTGGAGCTATCGCGTCCACCTGCAAGTGGCGCTCGTGCAAATACGCCTCGGCCTGCCATGCGATGAACCACACTTCGAGCGCATCGCAAAACGGCTGCCCGAACTGCGCGGGAAGAATCTCGCCTGCTGGTGTCCACTCGATATGCCGGACTGCTACTGCCACGCGGGCGTGCTGCTAGAAATGGCGAACGAAAAGCTGACCGCATGACTACCGCGCCAACAACGCCTCGCCTCGCCGAAAACCGTGAACGCGGTAGTCATTGCGTGCAGTGCTGGGTTATGCCACGTTAACGAAAAATCAATATGAAAACCGGAGAAAAAGTAGTCTGCGTAAAAGGCTGGTCAATGCCGTAAGCCAACGATGCAAGTCACAAGCCAATCGTCGGAAATGTGTATGTGGTAGCCGGTGTCCATGAGTGCTACGAGACGATGGGAGGTCTGCATCTGCTCGGAATAGAAGTGCCGCACCACTGCTGCCGATGCGGTGGCGCTGCGGCGTGGAGATCCTACCACTTCCGAAAGCTGGATGAAATGAAACTCGAAGCAAAACAAAACCAACAACAGCCACAGACGCAAGTGGCATAACGTGAAGTCCTGCGGTGGCGGGGAATAAATCTATGAGCGCAAAATCACCAGTTGAAATTGAGGCGAGCGGCGAGCGTAAAAAAATCACGCCATCCGCAGCGACGCTTGGTTCGGCAGCTCCCAC